AGATACATGGTACCACAGATTCACCTGTCTGTCAACACTTGACAAAAAATGAGAAGTGTGGTAGACTAACTATGTGATTGAATATACGCTCCATTTCGACGGCTCCTGCTGGCCCAATCCGGGCGGCACCGCAGCTTATGGTTTCCTTCTGAAACGCGAGGGATTAGTCGTCGATTCTGGTCACGGTGTGATCGGTTCCGGCCCTCTTATGTCGAACAACTTGGCTGAGTTCTACGCCTTGGGAACCGGACTGAACGCTTTCCGAGATCAGCATTGCGTTGGTCTCGACTTGACTATCCTAAAAGTATATGGGGATAGCGACCTCGTTGTCAAGATGATGATGCGGGTTCAGCGCACAGGGGAGATAAAGGGTGATCCGTCAAAACTCTACTTCCCGGCCTACGAAGGTGCCATCCAAAGTTTAGAGAACATCGCGCGATCCGGCGTTGACGTTGATTTCAAATGGATTCCGCGCGAAGAGAACCAAGAATGCGATGACTTGAGCAAGGCGCATAACGCGACCGCTTGACAAAAGGCGTGTGCTCGTCGTATAATACAGAGACAGGGGCTTGGACTGTAAGTCCCTTTTGCAGTAAGGTGCAGTGAGGAATGTAAGAGCTTTCTGGGTAAGACCAGTTTTGTCCGGGCTACGCGGCGGTGATGATCCGCTAACAGAGTTAGTTGGTGTGTTTTGTAACTGTCCACCACAAGTGTCTACGGCGATTGCGCCCCGGTCAACAAAAACGTGCATCAGGCAAAAAAGCTCATCAAACTGGCGACTGGTAATGTTCGTTCGACACTGAAAAGTGGTGGGCGGGGAGGGGAGGGTCGCTCTCAGCACTAGCCAATAGGCTATACTCCATGCTAACTGACTGAAGCATAGTGCTTCAATGCGGAAAGCAAGAACGGAGGGGAGGAACGCCGTACGTGTATCTTGAAGTGGAGGGGTCATGAACTACAAGCCACAGAGTCCAACAAGCCTTTCAATGTCAAAGATTTACCGTGACAATAACCACACCACAGGGGAGGATATGCCGTGCGAATCACAGCCCAATGTCCTGCGGAATCGAGAGGGTTTAGTGGTATTTGTAAAGAAAGGGGTTGTAGATGAACATTGATGAAAGGTTAGACAGGCGTCAAGAGCAAATGCGCAAGCGTTGGGCAGGAAGAAAGCTGACACGTCCGTTTCGGAATAAAACAGGAGATTTGTAAAAGAATGAGCGACTTACCAAAAAAGCAGGCAGCCATGAAGGAAAGACAAGACAGTCGTAAAAAACTCAAGCGCGAGGTTCTCTATCAGGACCGGGTGTCTGATTTGGAACTGGCGGGATACGATTTGGACTTCTTTACCAAAGAGCATGTCTGTAAATTCTGTCGCAAGAACCCGACGCGTATACGCCAGTACCGGGGCGAGTTGCTTCCTTGCAAAAGTTGTGCTAAGTTGAAGATTGTACTGAAAAAATACAACCTTACCTTGGATTCATATTGGAGGATGTGGAAGGAACAGCATGGGTGTTGCGCTATTTGCAACGAGTTGATGACGAGTCCCAGTGTCGATCATTGTCGTGATCTTTTACACTGTCGTGGGATATTGTGCCCTCGTTGTAACAGCGGCTTAGGGTACTTCAAGGATAATCCGGCTCTATTCCGAAGGGCTGTAATGTACATTGAGAAGAACGATTTGGAGCGGAAGTGGTGGGTTCAGAAGGATTTGTGATTCAAAGTGGTATAAAATAAGTTGTTTATTATCATAGCTTACGTTACTTTTGAGTAGTCAAAATGATCATCCCCATGCTAGACTAAAGGTATAGAGATTAGAACGAGATAGGTGCCCGGCTCCTCCTACGCCGCTGCAAAGCGTCGTACCGGGTACCAGTTTTAGTTACACCAACGGCACCTTTGAGCATCCGCTCAGGTGCCTTTTGTATTGCCCACAGGAGGAAGTTATGAGCCAAGTTGTTGAAGGAACCGAGGATAACCTCACGATCACCCGCCGCGCGTTGACCGCAGGCAACACGAATGCGACGATGCAGCCGATGGACGTGGCTGAGGCAGCCTACTACAAGCAGCACCCAGAGGAAGCGCCGGGCTATGAGCCTGCCGCGCCGCCCGCTGGCGAGACACCTGCACCTACCTCGGCACCCGCCGACGCCGCCACGCCCATTGTAGCGCCAGAGGACACCATCGTAGTCTTCACAGACTTCGAGATCACCCCGGAGAACGCGGAGACGGTACGGAACTTCGTAACCCGTGGCGAGTTCAACCGCTTCGTGGATGCAACCAACGAAGCATTCCAGATTCTTGAGGATCGAATCGCCAAATACAACAAGGGCGCATCCCACAAGTTCTAAGTTCAAAACGCTACCTTCGCTTTACGAGGCGACTAACAGAGTAGCCATATCCTGAAGAGGATATTTCAAGGGGGCCATTTGTCGATGACAGTCAATATCGACAAGAATGCGCTCCGCCACTTCCGCACGAAAGCGCGGGACAGTGCTAAAGAGATCATGGTTTATCTGATCGGCACTGTCAGTACGGATCGTGTCAACGTCGAGAAGTTGGAATACACCACGCGTTACGCACACCAGACGAAGACTTCGGTCTCTTGGAAGGGGAGCGAGCATCAGCGTATCAAACGGCAGGCAGAGGGGCGCGGGAGGCGCATTGTCGGGTTTCTGCACAGCCATTGTGAAGATTGGGATTGCGTCATGTCTCCCGCTGATTATGCAGTTTGTTTGTCTGAGGATTCGATAGTGTGCGGGATCGTTTCTGTTTACGGTCGGACTACTCGGGTGCGGTTCTGGTCTACAACAAGCCCAGTGCCATGCGAGGTCACACACGATGCAGGTTTATCTAATCCAAAACATGATAAACGGTAAGTGTTATATCGGGCAACACAGTCACGATAATCTTCAAAAATACTTCGTTTACAACGCCAGCAGGGCTTTGAGCGGTGCTACCGGAAAGCGCAGGCTTTGGTCTGCTATCCGTAAGTACGGCCCCAAAAACTTTACCATCCGTTGCATCCACAAATGCGCGGACAAAGCTGAGATGGATCGTGCGGAAAAAGCCTACATCAAACTTTTCGGAACCCGCGACCCTGAGTTGGGGTACAACTTGACAGATGGCGGTGAAGGCGCTAACGGTCTTCGTCATTCAGAGACTTTCAAAGCAGCCCTGCGTAAGCCCCGTACTGAAGAGTTGAAAGCAAAGGTTAGTGCAGGGCTGAAGAGGTGTTTTAGTACGCACGAAAACAAAGCGCACCTTAGTCGAGTTTTTGTTACTAAGTCGCATTGCCCTAAAGATCACGAGTATGACACATCCAATACCTATCTACGGAATGGTGTAAAGTTTTGCAGAGCTTGTGACGCCGCTAGGAAGAAGGCAGCGCGAGATAGGAAACGGCTGGAGGGCCGTAGTCATGAAACGCCTAACGTCACCTAAGTACAAGCATCTAATCAAATTTCTCGAAGAGATGATGGCCGACCCACGAATGAGTATTCGTACTCGTAACGCGGCGGCAGAGAAGTTGTCTCGTATACTTCTACAATCTGAGGCCGTCGCAGAGAAGCGGGCCGCCCGGCGAGACCGGGTGAAAATTGCAGTCGCAAACGCAGACGCGGAGCGACCCACGCCTACTGATCCTGTTGTGAATAGCGTCGTCAACTCAGTCGTAGGAGCGAAAGCATGAACATCCCCAAGGTAACAGCGGCGCAGGCCGCAGACTTTGCGAAGCACTGGAAGACGCCGGGTGGCATCAGCATCTTTACCGATGACATCCATCACCGCTTTACGGCAGACTTTGCGAACATCGTCCTCAAGAGTTTCGTAGAGGACGCGCAGCGAGTTGCAGCTAAGGCCGCGAAAGCCAAGCAGCTTGTGATCGCAACAACCTAGATTTATTGGCCTGTAGCTCAATGGCAGAGCCTTCCGCTGTTACCGGAATGGTTGTAGGTTCGAGTCCTACTGGGTCAGCCATCCCTCACTTTCTCCTTACCGGAAAGCGGGGTAGTGCGCTCGGGCACTTCAAAGCCGATGCAACACCCGCGCAAGCGGGACACATCTGGGCGATTAGTTCAGCGGGAGAACACCAGCTTTGCAAGCTGGATGTCCACGGTTCGACCCCGTGATTGTCCACCATTTGACCCATATATGGGTCGTTATCCGCCTTACGGCACCATATATGGGACATTACCGCACGGGAACATCACGCGCTATAACGGGAACTCAAGGACACAAAATTCCCGTACGGTGTGTTCAATAATTCCCATTAGGAGCTTTCAATGCTATATCAGCGCAGAACCTTCACACTTCCCGCTACCAATCCCGGTCAATCCCAGAAGGACTGGGATCGCGCTTTCATGAGCGCAGAGGTATTCATAGCTACCTACGGTGAAGCTCCTGATGGTGGGCGCACTCCCGAAAGTGTACCGGACGCGACTGGATGCTCCGCCTAGCGAGGTACAAATGAAGCCAGTCGATATTGCCCAGTCTCTTTATGTCGGAAACGATGCATCGTATGAACTGGTGAAAGATAAGTCGGACTGGAAGACGCTAAGGGTGTGTAAGTTCGGCCCCGGGGGACACAAAGAGAGTTTGGGGTATAAGACCCAAGGCGCACCGCCCGGCCCCGACTATTTGTCAGTCGTGAAGCAGAACCGCATGGCGTTGAACGCAATCGACGTTGCTGATCCGAACCTCATTCCCGTAGAGATGATCGAGACCGGACTAAAGTACGTTGACAGCCAGCTTCGATCTGGACACAAAGTTTTGATTGCCTGTAACGCCGGGCATAGTCGCGGCCCTACCACCGGGCTTTTGTACCTTCGCGCTATCGGAGAGTTTCCCGGAACGACGTTTCAACATGCAGAGCGCATTTATAGAGGCTTGTACCCGATGTACAGCCCCGGAATTGGGATGCGCCATTTTGCTAAAACCAACTGGCAATTCTTCGATAATTTGCTGGTCAATAAATAAGGAGATTTTCATGGATCACGTTATGCACGAGGTATCCGCGCACATGGGCGGAGGCGAGAAGCCGAAGAAGGAAGTCAGTCATATCACCATTCACAAATCGGCCACCAAAGGCGATCACGTCGTTACCCACCACCACACGAGACCGGAACACCACCCGGAAGAGAAGCACACGACCCGTGGAGACGACGAGTTGGCTGCTCATACCCTTGCGACAATGGGAACTCCAAACCCCGGTGAGACAGCGGACACAGGGCCAGCAGGCCCGGCAACCCCGCCTGACGCAGCGGCAGGGGCAGCAGCAGGCGCAGCGCCAAACGCAGCAGCAGGCGCACCGCCGATGGCGATGTAAGGAGAATCCACATGGCAACGATGAAGAACCATTCCCTGCACCGCGCCTTGGCTTCCCTAAATAAGGGAGGGCTTCACAGGGCTTTGAATGTTCCCGAGGGCACCGATATTCCAGCCGACAAGCTGGAGAAAGCAAAGAACAGCACCAACCCTCACGTCGCAAAGATGGCGCAGTTCGCGCACACGATGGAAGGTTGGAAACACGGTAAAAGCGACAACGATGCCGACGACAAGTAAGAGGTAGGCCATGCCACTCATCAAAAGCAAGAGCAAGAAAGCGGTCGGCAAGAACATCGCTACAGAAATGAAAACCAAACCTCGCAAGCAGTCCATTGCCATTGCATTGAGTGTGCAGCGAAAAGCTAAGAAGCGTTAATCGGCTGGAGGGCTGATGCACATTGAAAAATTGCGTACGCTGTACGCCGAGTGCAGGCATAACCCGAACTATCAATTCCGTGATACCGATGAAGATCAGTTTTATGCGGACGCACTGAAAAGCTACCAGAAGCTGCCAACATCACAACAGAACAAAGCAGCATCTAGTTGGAAAACCGCTTTAGAGGCCAATGGCGAAGAACTAAACCAAGAATCGCTGAAAGAGCTTTTGAGACTACGGTACCTGTCACAAACGAATTTGTTTTTTCTGTGCAAGTTGTTGGAGAAATACAACAGAGTCACCGTCAATACGCATGAAGACATCTGCAACAAATTCTTTGTGGCAAAGCAGCCAATTTTCAACACATTTGAAAAATTCGCAACACAGTACACTGATCTGAAGGAACGGCTGCTACTCGTTCCACGCGGCGGGTTCAAGTCTTCCATCGACATCGCCGACTGTGTGCAGTGGATCATCTGCTATCCGGCAATCACCATCCTGATCCTGACGGGTGTCTATGACCTTGCCAGCGACTTCATCAAGGAGTTGAAGAAGCACTTCACTCTTGAAGAGGCGGGTGTGCTTGACAAGAAGGGCAAGATGACGTTCGGCCCGGCGAAGCTGCTGGACGACGACACTGGGGAATGGTCACCAAGCTATTTTCAGATTCTCTTCCCTGAGCACTGCATCAACCCGGACACCGGGACGCAGCACGAATTTCAAACGCCCGCTGGCGGAGACGACAAAGAGCCGACCGTTCGCGCAGGGTCTATCGAGCAATCATTGGCCGGGCCTCACTACGGCATCATCAAGCTCGACGACGTTGTGACCAACGAGAACAGCAAGACGCAAGAGCGTATCGCGGGCATCAACAAACAGATCAGCATCAACCGTGGTGCCCTTCACCCTTACGGGTTCATGGACATCATTGGTACGTGGTACGACGAGAAGGACTACTACGGAAAGCGTATCAAGCAGGAAGAGTTCTTCGCCAAGGAAGAGGGCAGCCCACACCTGATCGTAGGTGCAGTGGACGATGGCCGCTTCAACAGCGCCGTCAAGTTGAAGGTGTACCTCCGCGCTTGCTGGTGGTTCACCGATGCCGCGAAGAAGGCTGGGAAGATCGAAGCAGAAGCGAAGAAGGAAGACTACGAACTGTGGTTCCCTGAGCGACTGACCTTCGAGTTCCTGAACAATGAACGGCAGACAGAGCCGGACGCCTTCCCGATCAAGTACCTCAACAACCCTCGGCAGCTTCACAAGGTGAAGTTTCCCCGAGAGCTTCTGATCCGGCGCACCGTGCCCGGCAATCAGCTTCCTCCACAGGGAATCGTGGTGACTACCGTTGACACTGCCTACTCAACAAAGAGTTGGGCGGATTACACGGTCATTCTCACATGCCTGATTTCAGGCGGGCGCTTCTTCATCATCAATATGAAGAGGGGCCGATTCAACGAGTACGAATTACCCGCAGTCATCGCGGGCGTTGCGCAGACGTGGAAACCGAAGCGCATCGCTATAGAGGACTCGATGGGCGTGAAGTGGATGGGACAAGAACTGAAGCGCGAGATGAATCGCCTCCAGATTAGTGTGCCCGTCGAATTTTGCTCATTGGGACTCGGTTCAAAGGCGAAAGCCAAAGCGATGAAGGCCAAGCCAGTCCTCCGACTGCTTGGCGACGAGCGCATGTACTTCCTCAATTCGTGCGAGGGACTGAACGAGCTTTACAACGAGCTTGAGAAGTTCACCGGAACGAGCGATGACGCGCACGACGACATTGTTTCAGCCCTTTCGCTTTTGGCTGAACAGTTCGGTGCGTACGCGGACATGGGAGCGAAGACGCAGGCGGCAGAGACGGACTACGTTAGCGACCGGAAAGCCGCAGCTATGCACCAAGTGGTTTACGGTTTGGGTCAATACGCGAAGTATAACGCTTCGCAAATACAAGGTGATGACAACCCGACCACCCAGTACCAACTTGAGCAGAACGGTAGGAAGTTCCGAGATGATGACGGCTCTTCACAAACCGATCCGCTTGCTGACGCAGGGTTGTTTTAGAGGAGAAAAAATGGCAGATAAGAAAATGGCGGCCTTCAAAAAGGCAGACGCTAAGCAGGACATGAAGCTGATGAAGAAGATGGCGAAGAAGTCCGACAAGAAAAAGAAGTAGTAACCGTAAGGTTCAATATATAGCACCTAAAGGCGACTTATGGTGCTATATATGCAACCTGTTGAACTTTGAGGAGAGTCGATGCAGGTTTACGCCATAAACAATATAGCCAACGGTAAGATATATGTTGGGCAGACTATTCGTGATTTGGATGCCTACTTGCGCAGCGATGTTACTAGAGCCTTGAAGAGGACAAAAGATCGCAAGCCCTATTTATACGCTGCCATCCGTAAGTACGGCCCCAAAAACTTTACCATCCGTTGCATCCACAAATGCGCGGACAAAGCTGAGATGGATCGTGCGGAAAAAGCCTACATCAAACTTTTCGGAACGCAAGACCCAGAGCTAGGCTATAACCTAGCCGATGGCGGTGGTGGCTCTTTCGGGTATACACGGGTAATAACAAGCGAGCACCGAGAGAAGATAAGGCTGGCCGGGATCGGTAGAAAGCATTCAGAAGATACTAAGGCTAGGATGAGAGCAGCCGCTGTAGGTAAACCTAAATCTGAGGAGCATAAAGCTAAACTCAGGAAGCCTAAATCTGATGAAGCTAAAGCAGCTATGAAAGCCGCTTGGACCCTTGAGCGAAAGGCAAAGGGAACTTCATTTTCAAAAGGAAGGGTAATAACGGAGGCTATACGAGAAAAAATACGTCAAGCAAATATAGCCTATCAAGTAAGAAAAAGACAGGAGGCTGAATGCAGATTGAATCCGATGGCATTGCCAGCGGCAGCCTAAAACCTGCTGATTACGGAAAAGGTGGTGATCTAACCAGCAGTAATGCCGAGTTGACGCTTGTTGTAGGAGCAGCAAAGCAAGCTGAAGAATGGATCGCTAACAAACAGTGGGCGCTCTTGTGGCGTGATGCAGACCTCAACATGGGGGTCACTTGCTAGTGATAGCAAGCTGAGAACTTTCTCTGATTGACTTGGAAGCTGAAATGGCTAACAGGGGGCAAGCTGATAACTTCAGCAGCCTGAACGACTAAGTGAGAGAGCATCTGGAAACAGATGATGCGATAGTCTGACCTGCATGGAATAACAACATGCAGAGGTAAGCAGAAATGACTTGCCTCGGCGTAAATCGCCGATAACAAAGTGCCTGTATCAGTCACCGCGTCCAATGACAGTGTACGAGAACACGTATGTACTGGAACCTAAACTACTCATTACAAATGAGTTATTGGGTCACTCTGTAGTGATGCAGATGTGAGAATTTTCTCTGATTGACTTGGAAGCTGAAATGGCTAACAGGGGGCAAGCGAAAGCAGCCTGAACGACTAAGTGAGAAAACATCTGGAAACAGATGATGCGATAGTCTGACCTGCATGGAATAACAACATGCAGAGGTAAGCAGAAATGACTTGCCTCGGCGAAAGCCGATAACAACGGTGAATGTCCAGAGATTTACGGTCGCTAAAGTTTGTAACGCGGTAGTTCCTCAACTGTATAAAGGGCTTTTCTATGCCGACCCTCCTATGCTGCTGCGCCCGCGCCCCGGAACCACCCAAGATGTTGTGGACGGCAAATCCGCACTGTTCTCTTACCTACTCGACGAATGCCGCTTCAAGACGGAGACGAAGTGGGGACTCGAACAGATGGCTTGCCTCGGCACTGGCATCTGGAAATGGGGCATCGTCTACAAGAAAGTTGTGACGACCAAGCGCCAAGCCACGGTTACCAACGTGACGACCGGGCCGGACGGCGCACCAACGAATACCGTACTGCCTACAGACGACCTACCGAAGATCACGACAACAGAGCGCGTTGTACCCCGCCCGTTCTTTGAGTCGCGGCCACTGAGCCACGTCCTCGTCGATCCTAAGTGCCCGGTTGGAGACATCCGACAGGCCGACTTCGTAGCAGACGTTCGCTACCTGAATTTTTACGAACTGGACACGATCCGCGAAGCTCTCTCAGAGCTACCGGACGATCACCCAGACAAGAAGGGCTGGAATCTTCCGAAGTCTTCGGAGGAGTTGAAGCAGTGGTGGATGCCACCTACTGACAGCGGCCCGCAGTTGCTTTCGAGTGAAGGTGCAACCTACATCGACGGTGCTGTGTATCATGCGCAGAAAGTTAGCATCGAGGTAACCCCGGACGTACTCTTCGCAAAGAAAGAGGTTCTGGAATACTGGGATCGCAAGCGCAAGATCATGGTCATCGACCGTGCCAAGGTAATCTTCTCTGGCGACAATCCATTCGGCGTCATCCCGTTCCTTTCAGCGAACTGGTGGAATAGACCGAAGGCGTTCTACGGCATGGGACTCGGCCTCATCGTCGGACAGAACCAACGTGTCGATCAGGGAACGATCAACGCCATCCTCAAGATTTTGTCTTTCGGCGTCAACCCGATCTACCTGCGCAAGAGGGACACCAATAACCCCACGCAGATGATTCGGACTGGCCTCGGAAAGATTCTCAGCGTTGACGGAGAAGTCGAAAAGGCTTACAAGCTCATGGACACCCCCAAGGTGCCCGGCGATATCTGGTCGGCGTTGAAAGAGTCCGAGACAGCAACCGAAAGCGCGTCAGGCGCAGACCAAGCTCTTGTGCAAGGTTCAAGCGCAGGGCCGCGTAGCTCTATGGGGCGCACGGCTGGCGGAGCAAGTCTGCTGGCAGGAGCGAGCGCTACCCGACTCGATGGCCCGCTCGACAACTTCATCGAACAGGTGTTCAAGCCGTTCTTGTACATCCTCGACGATCTAATCATGCGGTACCTGTCCGACGCTGAGATCAGTGCAATCCTCGGCGACGAGATGAGCAAGGATTACGAACTCGACCTAGACGCCTTCCACAAGGCCCGTATCGAGTACGAAGTCTTGGCTGGATCAAGCCTCGCCGCGAAGCGGACGATGGCGCAGTCGTTGACCCTCATCACCCAGATTTTCGAGAACCCCGCCATTCAGCAGAACCTCGCTGAGATCAACGGCGAGTACATCGACTTCAAGCCCATCGTTTCGATGTGGATGGAAGCCTCTGAGTGGAAGAACAAAAACGACATCATCAAGCCACTCACCCCTGAGATGAAGGCCAAGCAGCAGGCTCAGTCGCAGCAGGCGCAAGCGCAATCGAAGGCAGCAGTAACTCAGCAATCCAACCAGCAGAAGTTTCAGCAGAAGTCCCAGCTTGAAGATCAGGCAACTGATAACCGTATCCGGCGCGACATCGTACGCGAGGCGTTCCGAGACAACGGTATGAGCGAGGCAACTGAGGGCACTCCCGCAAGCGGTGGACTTGAAGGAATGCAGCCTAGCGTCCAGTAAAGAACTGCCCGGTTTGGATGGGGTTCCGGCTTATCAAAAATCCCCATATGCTTAGGAGAGAGCATGGCCTTTGAACCAGTAATTGAACTGACCGACTTCGAGCGCGGAGAGTTAGCGCAAACATGCGCAACGCCCGGCTTCAAGATTATCCACAAAATCTTGCGGAGTGAAGTAGACAAGTTCGTGGTAGCACACATGAACACTCCTGTGGAGGATGAGAAGCTGGCCTATGCCCGCTTCGTGCAGTCAAAGACGGCAGCCCAGATTTATCAAGGCATGGCCGACCGCATCAACTTAGAGTTGACCGTAGCGGTAGCGCGAAGTAAGGAAGGGCAGACGGAAACTGTAGGCGATTCGACAGAGGGTCTACTTGACCTCGGAGAGATCGCATCGAGCGATGTACCAAACCTTCTCGGCGAGTACCGAGAGGATGACGCGCTGGAGGGCGCACATAAATGACCATAGAAATTGAACAGCGTTCCCCGGAGGAAATTGCTTTACTCGCACAGGCAGGGCTTCAGCCTGACGGAGTTACTCCTCTTGAATCGGTGTCAGATACAGTGCCAAGCGTAGAAGCAATTCCTGCCATCGAACAGGCTCTAGAACCTGTAGTTTTGGAATATCGCTATCAGCCCAAAGATGAAGCTGGCCGCCCTATGGGTGGACAGCAAGTTATCAAGTACACGACCCACGAAGAGCTTGCAGACAAGCTCCGCGACAACAGCATTCTGCTTCTGCGAAAGCTCCGTTTGGAGACGCGCAACAATCGCCTAGGCATCACGAATGACGAGGAGATCGCCGACACAGCACCGCGCTACACGCCCGCCGTGGAGTTCAAGCCGCGTGATCTGACGCAGGAGCAACGTGCAAAGCTGTCCCGTGATCTTCTCGATCCCGACACCTTCGACCAAGCAGCAGACGAGTTGCTCGAAGCCCGCATCGGCGCAAAGCCGACAGTGCTTGCGAACACCGTCAATCAGCTTCAGCAGGAGAGCTATCGCCAGAAGGCGTTTGCCGAATCCGAAGCGTTCATGAACTCTAACCCGGACTTCTATCGGTGCGAAGAGAACGGCATGGCTATCACTAGCTGGTTGGTGCGCTACAAACTAGCCCCTGTGCGCGAGAATTTCCAGAAGGCTTATGCAACCCTGAAAGCCGCTGGAGTCCTCATTGAAGCCGCCGCTCCGCCGCCGCCCGCGCCCGAGGTAGTCATTCCTCCTCCAGCGCCCGTAGTGGTACCGCCCCCGCCGCCAGCGCCCGAACCTGTAGTTGAGACGCCGCCAGCGCCGCCCGCCCCGACACCCCGTGCCGGAATCGGAAGCGGTCTGACCCGCGACAACGCATCAGCACCGGGAGTCATCCCAGCGCGTCCCGCAGGCGATGACATCGTGTACGAGGAAGCCCTACCGGGCGGCCAAGTACGCCGATGGACGGGCCTACAGGCAATCGACCGGATGCCGTCTGAGATTTACAAGCACCGCCTCAAGACGGAGCGTGACTTCGCAGGCAAGGTGGACAAGCTCGAAGCCGGACGCGGAAAGAAGAAGTAATGGAAATTTCTTGCAGCAAATGCAAGCGTACTTTCGGCGTTGAGCCGGACGATGTGCATGGCCGCGTGGTGAACAAGAAAGCCACCAGCGTTATGCAATGCCCGTGCGGGAACCATCTGTTCCCGGCAACGAAATAAAACTGCCCGGTGAAATTCCGGGTGCTACCCGTGTCTCGGGCCTAAACAGACATTCCGCTGGTCACGGCGATTCTCGTGCATTAGGCGGCCCTCCTATGCGGGGGCCGTCTACTATTTGAATTTGGAAGTTGGATCAAGACGGTGGATTACCGTGACTGATCCCCTAGTATGTGCTGAGGAAGTTTTCGATCTGAGACCCTGATCGAACGACAGAAACCAACGGTCGGATTACCGTTGCGCGGAGTCGAGTGCCATAAAGGGCGATACGCAAGAGAGACGCTTCTGGAGGGAAGTCGGCAACCTCGTATCACGTTTCAGGAAGTAAAGGAATCACAATGGCATACACTCCTGCTGGAAACGTCCAGTCAAACCTCCCTCAGTCCACCGTCAAGTTCTACGATAAACGATAACCTTGTCGTAGTAAAACCTTCTCTGATTGACTTGGAAGCTGAAATGGCTAACAGGGCGCAAGCAATGCTTGACAAAAGCAACGCAGCGTGAGAGACTAAGTGAGAGGGCGTGAATTGATAACAATTCATGATGCGATAGTCCGAACATACGGGAATAACAACCGTATGAGATCAGCAGAAATGACCTGATCCGTGCTCTGAAGCACGTAACACATTGAAGAAGTTTCGAGAGAACCTCAAGGCTCAAACACCTTTCATCGCCTGTTCCGAACGTCTCGATCTGCCCACCAAGAGTGGTAATCAGTACGAGATGTTCATGTACGTTCCGCTGGCTGCAAATCAGGCGCAGACCACGGAAGGTTCAGTGGGCAACAGTATCACCGTAAACGTTCTCCAGACCACCGCAACTATCGGAGAATACGCAGATTACGCCAACTTCTCCTCGCTGTCTCTGGCAACCGCCATCGACAACACTGTCGAGAATGTGGCCCGCGAAATGTCCTACCGTCTGGGCGAGAGCCTGAGCGGTCTGGTTCGCGCAACTGCGGACGGTGCAAACGCGGTTGACCCCAGCGTTCTCATCGCTCTCCCGGCAGCTTCGACTTCCAGCTTCACGACTCTCAGCCTGACCGAGATTCGTAACGCTGTCCAGTCCCTCGCTGGTCGTTCTGTGCGTCCGTACGACGAAGCATCCAAGGCATTCTGCGGTGTAATCCACCCGTTTGCTCTGGGCGACGTTCTTGCGGATACCGCGAACAACGCACCAATCGACATCCTCAAGCACACTCCGGTGGGCCTTGCCAAGATGGAAGACCTCCTGAGCACCGACTTGACCGAGATGATCGAACTGCCTAGCTCTGGAGTTCACTTCTTCCAGACGAATCAGGTCACCACGACCACGAACTACAAGGGCGTGGCTGGTCTGACGGCACTCCGTACCTACATCTTCGGGCGTGATGGCATCTACAGCATCAAGCTCGGCGCTCAGGGCGACACGGAGTTCGGTGACGGCGAGTGGCAGAACATCAACTGCAACATCGTTCAGAACGCTATACAGTAGGTTTGGCGTTCTTTTGAAGTTGTGTGGTAACCGTCCTAAATGGAACCTACGGTTGCCGATCCCGAGGGGCTGATCCCCGGTTGGACTTCTTACAGAGTCCACTTCACAACTTCGCTCGGCCCTAAATGCTAAGTATTGGGGCGAGTAATAAACCTTCTCTGATTGACTTGGAAGCTGAAATGGCTAACAGGGGGCAAGCGCGGATGAAAATCCAAGCAGCCTGAGAGACTAAGTGAGAGGGAACCTGATAAGCACAGGTTATGCGATAGTCCGATCTTGCAGGAATAAAAACTGCAAGAGGTAGGCAGAAATGTCCTACCTCAGTGACGTAAGTTACTGATAACAATTTGGATACGACCATCAGAATCCGCGAAATCGACGCCGCAAGCGCGATCAGCTAATTGTTCACAACAGGTCTTGACAAAACACTCATTGTTTGGTACAATGTAATAATGAGAAAACTAGACCTAGCAGGAAAACAATACGGAAGGCTGACACTTGTAAAAGTTGTCGGTGTGAATAAGGCAAAACAGAGAGTGTGGGAATGCGCTTGCGAGTGCGGTAAAACGCATATCGCGGCGCAAGGCCACCTCACAAAAGGTAAGGTCACCAGTTGTGGTTGCTTCCGAAAGGAACGCGCAACCACACATGGGATGACTCGCACCCCGGAATGGTTTGCTTACCAACACGCGAAGTCTCGGTGCCAACCGGGACATGAATGTCATGAGCATTACTTTGATCGAGGTATAACTTTTGGGTTTACCTCCTTCATGGAGTTCTTTTCCGAGATAGGCTTACGCCCATCGAAGAAGCACTCCGTAGACCGTATCGACAACGATAGGGGATACGAACGGGGTAATGTTCGCTGGGCTACAAAATCCCAGCAAGAGCGTAACCGTAGATGTGACAACTGCTGTGAACTAAAAAGCAGGATAGCAGAGCTTGAGAAGCGCATTCTCGAACTGACTAAGTAGTATCTACACCATAATCATGAGAGGGGCAGGCTTCGGCTTGTCCCTTTTTATTTTGGTGTGTAGCTTCGTTTTTGAAAGGACGAACACATGAGTTTAGCAACCACAGTATTCAGCGGAGCGCCTACTAGCGCTGTGAATGCCTCGTCTCGTCAGGCCAACCTCGGCCTCGATCAGGACAGCGGCACCCTGTACTACACAGGGCCAGCAACTACCGGATGGCAGAAAGTAGCCGCAGGCACAACCACGGGCTTCAGCGGGACTATCGTTACCGCGCAGCTTACGCCTAGCACTGGCACGCAGGGTTCCATCACTGTTGTGAACGGTGTCATTACGGCAGTCGTAGCGGCTACCTAATAGGCAACGCTTCATAAGGAGATTTCAAACATGGCATCATATCCTGCTGCAACCACGGGTCTCGGTGTAGCCGCAAACATTTTGGTTCAGGGCAACATTCATCCGGGTAACCCTAACCCCGGATACAATGAAGTGTTCCTGTCCCTTGCGGGCACCGATGGGCCTACGACTTTTCAACTCAACCCCGCAGTTGTTGACGTAGCTGGGACGCCTGTACCTGCGGGTACGGTGTACGTTCTGTCTGCCGTCGCAGCTTCTACTATCGGCGTTCTCACTCTCACAGGTGTAGCAGCCGCGTCAGCGGGTGTGGCGGCTTACGCAGGTACGTTCTCTGGCGGCGGCAGCAATGCTTATGTCGGTGACACGTTCACCGTGGCAGGCTTCACCAATCCTCTGAACAATGGATCGTTCATCTGTACCGCTTCTACCACGTCGGCTCTGACACTGGAGAACCCGCTGGCAGTCGCTCAGACTCAGGCTGCTACGGCAACCCCTGAGCAGGGCACGGCTGTTTACACCGGCACGTTCACCGGAGCTACCACGGGTAGCCTCGTTGGACAGACGCTCAATGTGGCTGGATTCGTGGCTGCCAACAACAACGGATCGTTCCTCGTCACCGCGAATAGCGGTGCGACCACGGTCACGCTGACCAACCCCGTTGCCACCGCAGTTACGGCGGCAGGCACGGCGACCGCAGAGGAACCCGGAACGGAATACGTTTTGTCGGCTGTAGGAAACGCCTCGGCGGGTTCTACTGTCTACACGGGAACCTTCACCGGAGCTACCACTGGTAGTCTCGTTGGGAAAACCTTCACCGCAACCGGATTTGTGACGGCTGCAAACAACGGCTCGTTCGTCATCACCGCTAACAGCGGCACAACCACCGTCACCGTGAACAATGCGGCGGGTGTGGCTGTGACGGCGGCTGGGTCTGCATTTATCACCAGTGGGCTTGACGATCAGTTGACCTACGTGGCTTATGGCGCACGGAACGTCTCGGCGACTGCACCTACTGGCGCAGTTGTTGCGACAGTATCGGCGAGTGGTCTCATCACCGCCGTGACCACGGGTCGCACCACCGTTGAAACGTCCTTTCCTACCTTCAACAACACCATCGGAGACATTGTGTCCCCCGGCAACATCATGAACGGGCTTCCCGTCAACAAGGTGTACTCGGAGACCAAAGTTACCGTAGGCCCGTAACAAGAACTAAAGTGGGTGGGGCGTCCTAGTGGCGCTCCGCCTTCTGCTTTGAGCGTGGAGGCGCAAAATGAGCACACCGAATTTTGAAGAAGAAGAAGAGCGAAGTATACGCGCAAACAATCGCGTGTTGCGCATTTCCAATAGAAAGATCAGAGAGCGCGAACGCGAAGAGCGCGAACGCGCGGACGCACTTTACTACGCACTGCTTGAGGCAGACGGTAGTCGAGATGCAGCAATCGAGGCATTCGGGAAACTCTGGGGGAGCGGTGAGTTCGATTGTGGCCCAGAGGACGTGGAACTTATCGTCGAGGAGTGCCTGACAGCCGTCAGGATGCTCAAAGCCGCACGAACCCAGCCCGCTGCGCAAGTTTCATGTGAGCCGAACGAAGCCTGAAGGGTGGATTACCCAACAGGCATAAACCGGGCGTTGCTCACGTCAGCATCCACGCGGTCGGCCAACCGAGTGTGAAGCTACTCCACCCACTGAGCGTCATGAACTTCAGCGGACTGGAGATTCTTTTTGGCACAAGCTGGAGGGCTTGAATGGAGCAAGTAAAAGTTACAGGCACGAACCAAAACAGGGAAGTCAACCCGTGGGATTCCTACGGTGCAGAGATGGAGACCGTCCTCTCACCTGAGATGGCTGCCGCAGTCGCGGAATACGCGGAGCGCCAGTACGACTACGATTCAACAAGCAACCAGAACAAAGAGGCACTCGCTGAACAGAAAGAGTACAGCGACGAGGTAGCAAAGCAGTACCAGTGGATCAAGCCGGAAGAGTACGCAGACTTTGAACAGCGCATCGGGCGCGTCGTGAGTCACGCGGAGTTTATCACACTTCTGCGTAAGGCCCACGTCATCTGCCACTATCGTCAGCATCCGCATGAAGACAAGGCCGTGCTCTACGTGAGCAAGGATGTCAACTCGGAAGCGGAGAAGGCGTGTTGGGTACAAGTAGGGCAGATGCCCGAACTATCCATCATGAACTTCGACGATCACGGCGCACCGCTTGCGGAACGTCGGCGGGGCTGGCGCACATGCCTGCTGCAACTCATACTCACCGGAAGGATCAGTGAGGCGATGGCGAACATCACGTTCGGCAGGCCGAAGCGGACCGAGGCGTATGCGCGGTACAACAAGACACTGCTGGCGTTCAGGAACGCGGGCAACAGTCTGCAACTGGATTAGTTACAAACCCTAAAGGAGGGGGTAGGAAAGCATGAGTGAAGTTGAGAACCTTTTGAGCGGAGCGCCCGCAGCAACAGCGCCCGCCGCAGCAGCAAAAGCAAAGGTACCAGAGAAGACCAAGGCGGAATTACTCGCTGAAGAGACCGCAGCCATCGCGCTCGAAAACGCGAAGATGGATCGTGAGTTCAAGCTCCTCGAACTTGAAGAGAAGCGTCTGACCGTGGAAGCGGCCAAGGCCAACCTTCAGGACACCCGTGAGCGTCTCGATGAGCGCCAGTTGAAGCGCGGCGTACTTGCCTCGCGTAGCAAGACGAACGGTGCGACCATATCTGCACTCGCGGCCAACGCGAAGAAAGTGCAGAATCGTTGCAACCACAAGAAGGGCGGCAACGGCATCCCCGGATACGTTGGCGGTCAGGGCAATGACTCGAACTACGCAGTCATGAAGCACACGATGTGCTGGGGCGATACATGGATTCGGTGTATGCGCTGCGGTAAGACATGGAAGCCCCCAGTCGAGAAGTTCTTTGACTCGAAGGAAGAGTATATCAAGGAGTTCGCAGAGTATCAGGCGGCCTTGAATTACCAGACCAACAACAGCGGATCAAGCTCGTATCAGTTCCGGTACTCCGACAACGGCGCATTTGCCCGCGAAGTCATGCAGCCGTCAACGCTTCGATAAACACCACAGGGTAGTCCTTCGCGGGACTACCCTGTCTTTTTTGCATAAAGGGGACCTCATGGCTAACAGTTCAATCACCCTACAAAACGTAATCGACGACGCGAACAGTTTGGGTGACGTAGCCCCAGCACTCGCCACTGGCGGTTTCTCTGATGCGCCCGCACTGTCCATCGCCAACGATGTGATGCAGGCTATCATCAACGGCGGCCCGAACGCGCAACCTTATAATTGGAAATTCAATTCCTTCAATGTTGCACCCTTTTGCACCATCAGCTACCAGTCGGACTACTTCGTGCCCGGCCTCATCAACCTCGGATGGATCGAGAACGCTTGGGCCGTGAATATCAATCAGACCTCGGTGCCAAAGCAGAAGCAGTACCTCGAAGCGAAGAAGAACCTTCAGGTCACCTACGACCAGACCGGATACCCCGGAAAGATTTGCTGGATGCAGAACAGTAACCTGTTGACCGGAACATGGGGGCAAGCTCCTCTTGGGCCGACAGCAGGCAACCCGAACGGCAACATCAACGGACTCGGCCCCGGCCTAACAGGGCAGCAGAACCCCGGCCCGAACGTGATCTATACGAACCCCATCGGCATCCTCAACCAGCCGACCAACGCGAGTACCTGCATCAAAGACCCGAACGGGAACCTGTGGGCGCTCACGACGTACGGCACATGCGGCGCAACTCAACCGTCGTGGCCTACCAACCCGGTATTCCCCACCCTCACCGCGCCGACCACTGTTGCCACCACAGTGACCGATGGCAGCGTTGTGTGGACTGCTATCAACCCGGCAGGGCAGGGCTTCCGCCTGAACCCCATTCCGCCATCTAACGGCGTCGTGTGGGTCATCACAGTTGTTGCGCAGATGCGGGCCAATCGCTTTGCCAACGTCGCGCAAACGCTCGAACCCATCCCCGACGATTACGAGTGGGCATTCAAGCAGGGCTTCTTTGCGCAGTGCTATCGGCGCAACCCTGATCCGAAAATTCGTGCGAAGTTCACGATGGAGCAGCAGCTTTGGCTCAAGTCGCTCGACGACGCTGTACGTCAAGCAGACCGTGAGGAAGACGACTTCGGGTTCTACCCCGGCAGTAGTGTGATGGAAAGCGGCATCGGCGTCAACCCGATCAACCCTGCGTATCCGTTCGGCGCATGGAACGGCAACTAAGGAGATCGCATGGCATCGACAAGCACCAACACTTTGCTGGGTACTCAAACCTTCGCAGAGAAGCTCAACTTCGGACGCCGCGCAAACCTCGGCAACTCTTTGGAACCTGCCATCACCTGTGCGAACATGGTGATGCAGGCCATCCTTGGGCCGCCGTTCCGCTGGCGCTGGAACCGAGTCATCACAGGGTTCTATACCGTAGCCAACCAGCAGGACTACACCCTCTTCAACTACGTCGCATCGACGCCGGTCAAGCTCGGATGGTTCACCGTAGACGACGCTGGCTACGCGCAGAAATGCACTACAGCGGGCAGCACGGGCGCTTCGGCACCAAGCTGGAACCACACTCCTACCGGAACCACTACGGACGGCGGCGTCACATGGACGAACGCTGGACTCGTTGATCCCGAAGCTGTAGGATCGTACACCTTCGGGTGGATCGAGAACGCGTCCGTCAAGGACACGTCCACTGTGAAGTGGATGCCGATGACTCCGATGATTGGCTTGGGACTGGACACCACATCTGGACGCCCCGGCAACATCTCAGCGCAGATCGACGACGGCCAAGGAAACATCACCTTCCGGCTGATGCCGGTTCCTACAGTGGCCGCCCCTGTGAGCATAACGCTTCAGGAGAAGCCCGGTGTGTTCTCGGCGACTAGCACCGCAGGCATCAATCAAACATGGGCACCGATCCCCGACGAGTATGCACATCTTTACAACTGGGGATTCCTAAGTCTGATGTGGCTGTTCTCTGACGACCCTCGGTTCCCTACGGCCAACGCTAAGTTCGTGTCGGCTCTACTTTCCGCAAACCACGGATTGACGGAGACAGAACGCAACAACTGGCTGAACAACTGGATGGCTCTCACCGGCCAGCCGATTGATAATCAGATCAAGTTGACGCAGGCCAACCAAGCAAGGGGGTCGTAAATGCAGGTTCCTTTTCCAATTACGACCTATACGGACATTGAAGGACGCCCTCTTGTCAACGGTTACCTTTTGATTCAGCTTAGTCAAGACGCTTATGTTTCCCCTACAACTGTTTTGTGTAGCTTGTCTACAGTGAAGGTTCTACTAAATGACTTAGGTGTTATAACAGGTGACTATGAGTTTTGGCCAAACAGTGAGCTTACACCGCCAAACACCTACTATACCCTTCGGGCTTACTCTTCTGCCGGTCAGTTAGTATTAGGGCCGCTTTATGTGACTGTGAGCGGTATTATTGTATCTTCTTTGGTTTTGATAGATACAGTATCAGGTAGTCCATACACGGTTTTTATTGCCAACGGACAGCTTATGGTTGCCGCTGGCGGTACAGGTGGGGTAGACAGTTTGGTGCTTATCGACACAGCAACTACAGATTTGTTTTCTTTAGTGGTAACTTCAGGAAACTTGACTCTAAATTCTGGAGGCTCAGGTGGAGTTACGGCTGTAGATTTCATAGACACTATAACCAGTCTTGAATACAGTTTAGTAGTCACTAACGGTAATATGGTTGTGACGGAAGTTTAGGAGAAAAAATGTTCAATATAAAGAGTAAGGTACTTAGCGCAGTGGTACTTGTACTGCTTGCGGCCCCTGCCTTTGTGATGCCTAGCGTGGCGTCGGCTCAGGGCACGGTTGTGTATACTACTAACCCCGTGATTGTGTACGGAATAAAATTCAAGGGAACTTATGGTTTTGGAACCACCTATAACTTGAACGATCTTGTAGTTTCCAGTGGCAATAGTTATGTGTCACTCATCAACAGTAATATAGGAAACACTCCGGCATCTTCACCTAGTGATTGGCAGGCTGTTACATCTGTGTCGAGCGGTGTGTCGAGCTTCAATACTCGTACAGGAGCGGTTACTCTAACTGCGTCTGATGTTGATGCCGTAGGCGCTATCACGAACAGCACCAGCGGTAACGCGGCTACGGCTACGGCGCTGGCGGCTACCCCTACACTCTGTTCGACCGGGAACGCTCCCACAGGTGTCCTCGCCAACGGAAATGCTACGGGATGCGCGGCAATTGGCGGCGGTTCCGGCACAGTAACCGCGGTTTCAGTCACCACAGTAAACGGCGTGTCTGGCACGGTGGCGAACCCCACTACGACTCCGGCGATCAGCCTGACGTTGGGTGCAATCACGCCTTCATCTGTCCAGACGACTGGCCCTAATCCAATGGGCGGAACGGCGGGACTCAACGGCCTTGGTGCGGGCACGTTTGGCTCCTCAGCCATTCCTGCAGGCGTGTCGCAGGTTGCGCCTACCTCAGTGCCGACAGCGTATGCCGAGGTGCTTCCGTCTGCTGTTCCCACGAGTGGTCAGGTGCGGACGGTAACGGCGGTCAATTCGGTGACGGGTGGGAGTCAGGTGGTGGAAGGATGGGCTACGCCGAGTGGTGGTTCTGCCATCACAGCCCTAACAGGCGACGTGACAGCATCGGGGCCGGGAAGCGCGGCAGCAACGTTGGCAACGGTCAACGGATCGCCGGGAAGCTGCGGGGACTCTACGCATGTTTGTCAGGTGACGACGAACGGCAAGGGGTTGACGACAGCGCAGACGGCGGTGGCGATTGCGGGTGGTGCCGGGGCACTCACTGCGAACGTCCTCAATAGCGACGTAGGCACATCGAACTTCATCGCCACCGGGCCTTCTGAGGGGCTTATCCTCCACGGCGGCTACCCTGAGAAATTGGCTACAAATCTCGGTATTCCGTCAGGCAATTGGAATATCAATGTGCTGGGATCGGGCAGCGAGCCGGACTGGTTCTCCTGCTCCAATTCTCTCTGCTCTCCAGCGGGAGCGGTCTATCAGAATGGAACTTGGCCGCTGACGTTTCCGTTGGGTGTGACCGCGCTGACCAAGACGCTAATCTTCGGCGGATTCAACTCAGTTAGTGCATGGTCTGGCTCACCGACGACAGCACAACTCGACTACTTTCGGGGCCACTGGCTTGCATGGTCGATCCTCTACGGAGTTCCTGATTCGCTGAAGTATACGGCCTCAGCCAACTGCACCACGACAGGCACTTGGGCGTCTGCGGGTGCTGGATTCCCTTCGGGATCATTGACGAATACCAGCGGGTCAGGAACCTTGACCTGCACTAACTTCAACGCCAACGATGCAGGCATAATTTTTGTCAAGAAGGTGAGCGATACTGCTACATTCACACTCTCCGTCAACGGGACTCCGGTACTTGACCCATCAACGGCGAGTGCGACGATTCCGACTTCCGCACCCTACACCGGGTCACTGGGAGGCACAAGCGACCTCTACGCGCTTGGCACAGGCAACACTCTGCCCGGTGGGTTGGCTACTATCGTCCTTACCGTGACAGCCTCAAGCGGCGGCAATGCAATAACAGTGGTGGCTCCGTTTGGGCTCACTCCTTTGTCGGACATTACGAACTCGCCGCCCGTGCTAATTGGGTTGGCTCCGTACCAGTGCAACAATGGCGTCTCGGCTGGTTCTTGTTCTCCGGCTGCAAACCATTCCGACGCTCAGATCAATCAGGCGCGAGTCCAGCAACAGGCGGTAGTGAAGGAACTCCGGGGCTTGCTCAACGTCGGAATCTTCGACATGAACGCGGCGACGAACGGAGTCAATCCGAACTCGATCACCGATATGGGTTCGGTTGTCCAGTACACCGTGACGGCGGGCGGCACAGGATTCGGGACTCCGGTGGTCACATTCAACACCACGAATTGCACGATTGCACCGACCGCGACAGGAGCGAACCTGCCCACGGTTTCGGGCGGATCGTTGGTTGCCTCGACCTACTACGTGACAACAAACGGAGCTTGCACTGGGACGCCGGGAGTCACCATAACAGGCGGGAGCGGAGCTACAGCGACGGCGGCCTACTCGCAGGACTTCGTTCACCCGAATTACATCTCTGGGCCGAAGGCTGCGTTGCTTGCACAGAACGCATTGAACTCCGCGCCTACGCTTGCGGACAAATACAACTACTCTCCCACCGCAGCGGCCACGACTCCGGGCGGGGCCAGTGGGTCGATTCAATACAATAACGGTGGGGCGTTCGGCGGTAGTTCGGCTACTGTGGACGCGCCGGGAAATGTCGTATTGAAAACTTTGGGGCTGCTATCAACAACCGCACCCACATCGCGGGCCAACCCAATATTCAATCTCAGTTTGGCAAACTCCGTCTATCCATCAATCGTCCAGAATACGGACGGTTCTACTTATACCTTTGGCTATGGGCAACTGAGTTTGCAACTTTTCGTTACGATGGACGGATTTACCGCGCACAACCAGTATGCCATGTACCTAAATGGCATCCCAAATAGTCCCAGTTCCCCTTCCAACTCGACACAAGTATTCTCCCCAGACGGCATAATCCAAGGCAATGGGGAGGTGTATGGCTGGAATGTCAACGCAGGGGCGTGGACGGGAACGGGCGGCGGCGCACTCAGTGCTCAGATGGACACGGGGCTGTCTAGAGCCTCTGCTGGCGTCATAGTTGCGGGCAACGGTACACCGGGCGATCATAGCGGAACCTTCACTGCAGATAACCACATCGCCGGAGTTGCGTATTTACTCTCTCCTACTGGCAAGATCGAGTGGAACGCCGGTGATACCACACTCTCTCGCGCATCCGCTGGAGTTGTCTCCCTTGATACAAATACATCGGGCAACGGGCTTGGCTCCCTACTCCTTGCTAACGTCACCGACTCTGCCCTCACCTCTGGCAACTGCGTACAGGCAGGTACGGCGGGAATCCTTGCCAATGCCGGTCAACCATGTGTCACGCGTACACCCCATTATTGGAGTATTCAGCCTACGCTTTTCGCCACATCTACGATGCTTGGGCCTGCATACATAGCAGATACAACCAGCGGGAGCGCGTTTTTCTTTGTAGCGCGACTTTCTGGCACTATTTCATGCACAGTTGCCCCATCCGTAAGCATCATGGATTTGGGAACATCGCCCACTACTGTATTCGGGAGTGCGACGACCGCATTCACTCAAGGTACGGGAACCTCGGATGGGGTCTTCTTTACTAATAGTCCAACCGGAACCATTGTGGCTGGGCACTACTATGGATTGGCCTTTAGCGCGGGAACCTGCGTTACAGCACCAACTATCGACGTGACACTCAACTGGTAAGGAGCCATCATGCAACTCGACAATTACCGCATCTATCAAGTCGCCACCGGCCAACTGCTCTCTCCCTTCATGTCTAAGCATGAGGCGGAACAGGTCAGGCGCGGATTCCGTGCCACGACGGCGGGAACCTCTAATCATGAGTTTCCTCCCTCGTGGCCGGGAAGCTCGGGGAGGGAAAGGAAATAAAATATGAAGTTTGATTTTTTTAGGTCTGCGTTTAGTGAGCCAGATGGTACAGGCTCTTCTACTCGTTTGATAATTGCGTGCCTTGTTAGCTTTGTGGTCGGCTCTGGGGTCTCAATGGTCACACACATTCATGGCCCTATTTCAGTTCAGGATTTCAATTCTTTTTTGAGTTCAGCGGGAGTTTTTCTTGCGACCACTTGTGGCCCTTTGTATCTTATAAATAAAGGTTCTGCGGTTATGAATCAAGAAAAGAAGGGATAGTAAAAGTATGCCGAATAGTATTAGTTTGAATGGTGGTCAGGCCCAAAAAGCAACACGTTTCGCCCCTATTTACACTGGGCGTTGGAGTTCTGGACTTTGGACTAACCGCAGCCCCCTGCGTGATGCCAACACCACGCGGCTTGTTGAGAAGTTCTATGGCCCTTCAGGTGACGCACTCATCGCAGGAAGCAACGTCGAGGTCACCAACCGCTTGACGCTTGCTCGTCGTCCGGGCAACTCGGTGTACGACCCAAACTCATGGAACGCGCCAGACCGCTTCTATTCGTTCCGCATGTTCGGCAACAGCACAGAGAAGATCGACGTGATGGTCGATCAGGCCACAGCGTTGTACTCTCTCTACAACGGAGTGAGTAGTCTAGTATGGACGAAGAGCACAGGCGCAGGCCAGAGTTACATGCAATCTGTCGGGAACAGCCTGTACTTTGGGAACGGACAGGACAACAAGAAGTGGCTTCAGAGTCTCCAGATTTGGCAAGCTGGGGCGAAGTGGAACACTCCGTCTACTCCTTACTTCTCGACCTTCTTGATCGACACCAACGGGAACATCCAGCAACTCACTGGGACGGCCATCCCGATCAGCACGATTCAGGTGACTAGCGCGGTCGTCACTGTCACGTCGTCCGCGACATTGACGAGCGTACTTGCAGTCGGCGACAACGTGACCTTCCCGACAACGGGCATGACGGCGACCTTCCTCGAAGGTTTGACTGTCGCGGTAACGGGCGTATCCGGCAGCACGTTCACTTTCAACCTAGCCTACGCGAACTATGGCCCGACCGCAGATACAGGAACCATAGAAACCCTTGATGGCACTCCGGCGTCTGGAGCTACCGTTCCTACGTGGAGCACAGTAGTCCCGGCAGCGGGCAATGACTATCAAGGAGGCATTACACTCGACGGTACCGTGCAGTGGACGAACCGTGGCAACCCGATTGAGAACTGGGGCATCGCCAACGACGCGAAGGCCATCACCCCGACCGTGGGAACATCCAACGTGTCGTGGCAGGCGAACACCTTCTACTCGTTGCCCGGCGTCATCATCGACTCGAACGGCAACCTACAGCAGGTTACCGTAGCTGGCACCAGCAGCGCAGGGCCGGTCACGTGGGCAACCTCGGTCGGCAATACCACTGTAGACGGTGGTGTGCATTGGAAGATGATTCAGACCGCAGCCTCAATGGTCTGGACTCCGCATACCGCATACACTCCAAGCGTGGCGTTGCAGCTAACGTCCGTGGCGAACAACAGCGGCGGACACACGGTATACACCGGTATCATCACGGGCGGAGCATCGAATGCGTTCTCAGGGACGACCTTCGTCATCTCAGGCTTTACCAATGGGGTGAACAACGGCACGTACCTGTGCAGTGCGTCTACAGCGACCACGCTGACGCTCGTGAACGCCTTGGGCACCGTGGAGACCAATCTCGGTAGCGCCACAACGGAGGGCACCTACATCATCGCCAGTGCAGGCGGAACTAACTGCTTGTTCCAGTTGGCACCAGCCGTGAACCCCACGGTATCTGGCAGCGTTAGCGCGTATCTGTACAGCGGCCCTACGTCCGGCCCGGTCGGTTGCTTCATTCTGACCAACCCGACGAGCACTGGCAGCGCACTCGCCAGTACGACTACCGAGAACAGCTTCAGCTTCGGCGCTACGGCGCTTGGAACTGGCGCTGCAATCCAGTGGAACGTGCTGAACGGCGCGGGAGAGGTCACCAGCACCAATGACCCGTTCCCGGCGTACACTGCCAACTACCAACTCATCATCTTGGGTTCGTTGAACATCCCCGTAGCAGGGCAGTACACGTTCACGAACGTACACCATGACGGTGTGATTTGGGGCATAGGCAGCACAGCGACAAAGGTAAGCGGTACACTGGACAACCCCATCGGGCAAACGATCACTGCCGCACAAGGTTACCCAGTCATGAGCGGCACTAACCGTGGTCTCGGCGGCGGCAGCGAGTGGACGGACACCCTAACGGTGAACTTCCCAACCGCAGGCATTTACCCAATCGAGATCGACTTCTCTTACTGGTATCACTCCGGTCTGCAAATGATCTTGACGTGCAACGGGTTCCCGATTGCAAACGGCGCACCTGAGAGTGGTACCAACCCTCCCGCGTGGCCGGTATGGAGCACTTCGTTCGCACCCAGCTATCCCAAGGTGACCGAGACCAACGGTCAGTTCACATGGATCAACCTTGGCCCTGCAACCGACTTCTCGTGGCTGCCTGAAACAAACTTCACGCTGCCGGACACGCCGATCATCGACACCAACGGCTTTACGGAGTACCCGTATCGCACCGGAGTCAGCGGCACGACAGCGCCGACGTTCCAAACTGGTATCAACCAATTGACGTTGGACAACCCGAACCTGATTTGGATCAATACGGGAACCGCCGCAGTTGCTCCTACCGGCACGTTGAGCACTTTCAACGGAGGGTGGCAGTACGGTGTGGCGCTGGTCAACACGTTGGATAACACCGTGTCGAACATGTCCCCCTTGTCCGCCGCGACCGGAAACTTCATCGGTGTGAACGGAATCTCGATACCCGCAGGGGCAGGCTTGCCTCCTCTCGCAGACATCGACCCACAGTCGGACTATGTGGCGATCTTCCGAACGACCGATGGACAAAGCACTCCGTTCCTGATCCCCGGCGTGAACACGACGTACACACTTCCGCTCTCTGTGTACTTACAGAGCGGATACACCGACACGACGCCGGACACGGGCCTCAACAACCTGATCCAAGGCGCAGCCGCAGGCGAGAACACTCCTCCTGCGCTGGGTGCCATCAACCTGACCTACCATCTCAACCGCATCTTTTTCAGCATCGGTAACACGGTGTACTGGACGAGCGGGCCGAACACCCCAGTGGGCAACGGCGTGAATGGTGTCTCGCCTCTGAACTACGACAACTTTCCGTCACTGGTGAAGCGTCTGGTTCCGACGACGAGTGGTCTGATGGTCTTCACCGTCTCGGATGTGTACTTGATCCAAGGCAACGGGACTTCGGCCAGTCCGATTCAAAGCGGCATCCCACTCATGAGTGGCGTAGGCTTGTTGAGCTACAATGCTCTCGATGTGAACGGCTCCATCATCGGGTTCTTCACGACTGACAACCAGTTCGTGATCCTCGATCCTTCGTCCGGTGTGGACTACGCAGCATTCCCAATCGGTGACCAGCTTCGCCTGAACAACGGCAATCCGGGTCAGAGTTGGAACGCAGCGAACGTCTATGTCGCATGGCACGTCTCTGGTGAAGATCAGGGATGGTACATCTGTGACGGAGCGAACGGATGGTATCGTCTCATGCCAACGCCCGCACCTGAGTCCGGCTACACATGGTCTCCGTTTGCGACAATTGTGGGGGGTGCAGGAACAGTGCAGTCTCTTGAAGTATCACCGGGTCAGCATAGTTTACTAATCGGGCCAACAGGTACAGGGTCTATTTTGAAGCGCGACCTATCAACATGGCAAGACAACGGTAACGTGTACCCGGCTAACGCAGTGGTTGGATCAGCCGTTCTAGCGCAGCCGGGGCAAATAGCAGTGGTTAGCTTTGTTACTGCTGACTCTGTTCGGGTCGGTACGCCCATGCTCCTTGGGGTTATATTTGACGAGGCTTTGCCTTATTATACCGGCCCTTTTGACACCATAGCTGAGTGGGTTGCTGATCCTCCTGAGTCTAAACCATACCCTAGCAAATCGTTTTATCCTCAGAGATTTTACATGTCTGAAGATGTAACTGAAGCTGCTGCATGTAGGTCTATGCAGATAAGGGTTAGTTGGAACGAAGAAAATGCTCAAAATGAGTTGTTGACCCTGACCGTTTACGGGGCATTCGCTCAGGAGTCTTAGTCATGCCGAAGCAGTTGAAGTGCCGAAGAGGACATGATAGGACTCCAGAAAACCTAACCAAAGCTGGGTCATGCCGCGAGTGTAAGAAGATGACACAAGCGGCATGGCTCAAGACTGAGGCGGGTAAAAAGCACATGCGTAGAGGACGCGCAAAGTGGCGAGAACGAAACCCAAACTACCATCGTGATAAAGGTTTGAAGGTTCAATATGACCTGACCTATGAACAAGTCATGCAAAAGGTAGAAGAGCAAGGCGGTGGTTGCGCCATCTGCCACTGTGCTATGGTGCGACCAAACGTCGATCACGACCACAAGACAGGAAAAATTCGAGGCATACTTTGTCCCCAGTGCAACATGGGCATAGGAAACCTAAAGGATTCACCTGAAGTTTTGGACAAGGCTGCGGCGTACCTTCGTAGTCACAAAGGAGCTTGACATGCCATCGCTTAGTGACGCTTTGAAAACAGACCTGAGCAACTACGACCCGGCTGAGTCCGTGTCGCGTATAAATGCGGCTGTCCCTAACGTGGACAGCCAGCCTATTCGTGGGACAATGATGCGCTGTCCGCTACCACCCTTGTTTCAACCATCACCAGACTCACTTCGTAGTTACTACCTCAAGGGGCAGGTTCCTCAGTTTCGCATTTTCACACCACCTACCCAACCAACCAACGGTGGAACCACAACTACCAACGTATTCGCCGCGAGTGGTGGCAGTGGCGGCAGTGGCGGTGGAAGCTCCTCGGTGCCTATAACAGCCTCTATCGCCACTGTGAAGACAGGCGTGTTGAGTCCGGGCCAAAGCTACACTGGCACCGTATCAATCTCAAAGTCGTTTCAGCTTCTCAGCCTTAGCGCCAGCGGCGCGATCCGCTTCGAGCTTTACGGAACCGCCGTCGCGCAGACCTCAGACGCAGGACGCGCCCTCGACGTTCCTCCAGCCGCAGGCACTACGCAGAACATTATCTGCGATGTCGCGCTCGACACAGCACCCTACCAATGGGTGTACCAGAACCGGGTCGGAGCCAACGGCGACTCGCCTCAAGTAGGCACCGCGTACGTCACGGTCACCAACCTTGGCACGAGCAGCGTTGCGATGACAGCTACGCTCACCTACGTCGGACTGGAGTCTTAGAATGGCTAATCGAGAAATAGTAGGCATTGCTGCCGGAATATACCCGCTTATCGGAGACGTGGTTAGCACCGCAGGTAGCCCCCGCGTGGTTGTGGACGGGTTACAGACTGTCCCGGTATCGAGTAGTTTTCCGGGTAATGCCAACAACCTTCAGTATAACGCCAACACGAATCAGTGGACTCCAACTGCCATCGCATGTGTCGCGGTGGATGGGGTAGTTGTTTCCTACGATTACATGATTGCCGTGAACGCGACCAACCCGCCTATTGCAGTGAGCTAAAGGAGCAAAGTGATAACACTAAACAGCACGACCCCCGCCGCACCGACGGGCGGTTATAATGTACAGTTTCAGCAAGACTCGTCCGGTAACGTATCCGCGTACACCGGATCAGCAGCTAATCCCCCCGTAACTACGGCCCCGGTCGCCGGGGTGCTCACCATCAACGCGGCAACCGGAGACAAGCAAAAGATAAACGTCAACGCGGCTATCACGTCCATTGTGGTGAACAATCCTACGGATGGTCAGGTCATAACTCTCTTCTGGGTGCAGGACGGAACAGGCCATGCGATTACGCTGCCTGCATTCTTCCTTGGAGTGACTGCACCAAGCACCACAGCGAACAAGCACAGCATCCAGCAGATTTACTACAACGCCGCCGACACTAATTGGTACGGCGTAGCGGCTGGTCAGGTAGGTTTGTAATGAGTATACCTGTAAACATCAACGGTATACATCAGTTGACTCTGAACTTTTCAGGTACCACAACAGCAACCACTTCAGCCGGAGTGACAACCATCAATAACACCCCGGCCCAGCAGATTGAGCTTGAGGTCAACGGTACTCCGAATGGTTCCCAGTCGCTTTTGAATCTAGCTTCTGGGGCTAACATAACACTTACAGACGGAGGTACCGGAACCGTGACAATAGCTGCCAGCGGTGGAAGTGGCTCGGCTTATACTGTGGCTTTGATCGGCTCAACTTTACCTCCCGGTACTATAGAATATGGTACTACTGCTATTGCAGCTTCGGCTGGTTCCACTTTGATAGCAAGCCTTTACGACCCAACCTCGCCGGGGGCGAATGAACTTTTGTCCCCTTTCGCTTATAACCAAAACGGTCTTATTGGTTGGTCAGTGGCGAATATATCCTATACGACAGTTACCTTATTGTCAAGTACGGTTCTGAATATAAGAGTATTTGTGTAAGGAGAGCAGAATGGTAACAGATCGTTTCCTTGAACACCGAGACTTGCCGATTCTGGAAAAGAGTCTCGCGCATGACGTACACCATCAGGGCACACCGCCCGAGTTCTTCACCCAAGAGGGTAGCCTGACTAAAGTCTACGAGGACGCGGAGGGTGTCATACTCTTTGCTCGTGCAAGTAAGGCTATAAGATTGGATTTACAGTACGTCTCGAACGAGGACACACGCCGCAACATGAAGGCCATGTTGACTGGGTTTGATGAGTTGGCGAAAAGAGCCAAGGAGAATGGCTTTTTGGAAATCATATTTACCAGCAACTCACCGATGATGCGAAAGTTTTGCGTTCGTCGTTTTGGGTTCATCGAGGAGCAGAACGAGTTGAGAAAGCACCTATGACACCGAGAGGCAAAATGAAAATATACACACGAGCACAATACGAATGGCACGATGACGTGCTCGTAATGGTTGATGCAGATTTCTTTGAGTACGAAGGAGAAGTGGAAGCAGCGTGCGGGGCGACAGGAGCACAAACCCAGCTTGCAACGCAGCAGACTTCGGCGTATACTACACTCACGAACCAAGCATCATCCCAGTTCGGGCAGGCGTCGGGCGTCTTCAACGATCTCGTTAGCTCCTTCGCCCCTATCGTGGCAGCCGGGCCGAATCAACAGGGATTCAGTCCTGCCGAAGTGAGCGCGATGAACTCGCAGGCCATCACCAGCGCCGGGCAGGGATACCGGAACGCGAAGGCGGCGGTCGGTAATGCGGAGTCTGCGGTCGGCGGCGGCAACACTGGCGACACGAGCGGCGGCGCTACCGTGGGCGAGAACCTCAGCCTTGCGGAGAACGCTGCAAACCAGACCTCCAGCGAGTTGAACAACATCACGCAGCAGAATTACGCGACCGGGCGTCAAAACTACTTTAGCGCGGCCTCTGGGCTGGCGGGCGCACCGAGTGTATTCGGTACAGCTAACCAAGCGGGTTCCGTAGCCACAGGCGCGGGCGAGGCGGCAGAGAAGTCCCAGAACGACGTAGCCTCCCAAGACAACTCATGGGTCGGCGCAGTCACCGGGGCGCTCGGCAACGTCGCGGGCGTCGCGTCCGGCGCGGCCATCAAGAACCTCGGCAGCGGAGCAACTGGCGGTAAGAGTACCCCATAGGGATAAGGAGTAACATGGCAGATACACCGAACACCGCGCATACTGGCGCACCGATTCCTGATGCACAAGCTGGCACCAGCGCAGTTCAGCTAGACCAGTCTCAGGTACAGCCGACTCCTAATGCGATGGAAGAGGATCAGTCTCAGAAGGGGCCAGTCGCATCCCCGGATGGAAAGATTCCACCCGTTCAGCAGAACGTGGATGTCACCAACAACTCTCAGCAGATGCCTACTGAGAACGCGGACACCAGCAACCTCGGACTAAACCCCGATGACCCCAAGAACAAGATGCAGCAGACGCCTGCATACCAGACACCATCGCAGCACCCTGCGGTTCAGAAGGCATCCCTCCTGAACGAGATTGCTACGACTCTGGCGGGCGGCCCGCGCTACTCGACCACCATCGACCCGAACACAGGCACGGTGACTCGCACCAAGGTTCCCTTGTCCACCAAGCAACTCGGTATGGCAATCGCTCTCGAAGCTCTGTCCGGCGCTATCACTGGCGCGGCACAGCACGGGCCGAATCATGTAGAGGCAGCGGCGGCAGCAGGCTACCAGCAGGGCCAGCAGGAATCTCAGCAGGTTCAGCAGGCCAACCAAGCGAACGAGGATCAGGCCAAGAACGACTACGCGACCAAGGCCATGATTGCGCACACGAACTTCCAGACGTATCAGAACGCCGTCACCCTCGGCAAGTTGGAGTACGATGCCAACCATGAACAGGATGCGGCTCACGCACCGATGATCGACGCGCTCCGCAACCAAGGCGGATTGCTCGACGAAGGTCTGCGGGGCAACGTCGCCGATCTTGCGAAGAAGTACAACGTCGGCCAAGACCTGTTCATCCGGCAGAACACCGTGCCACGACTCGACCCAACTACGGGCCAGCAGGCGAAAGACCCGGAGACGGGACGACTCCTGTGGGATGGTGAGTACGCACTCATCGACCCGAAGGCGAAGATCAGTGTGCCGGACGAGACGCTCAAGTATTTGGCAGATCATCACGTCCAAGGCTTCTACCGCATGGACGAGAACGGCAAGTCTGTTCCGATCAACCTGCCAACGAATACGCAGATGCGGGCAGTCGTCGCGGCCAACGCGATGTCAGCAGCCTCGGCTATTCAGGTGGGCGATCACGCGATGACCGGGCAGCTTGCGCAGCTAAAGGACGGCGACAAGTTCGTCTCTGAGTTCCACAAGAACTATGAGGACGCCTACAACACCGTCGATCCTTCGGCACTCAAGGTGTTCTCGCGTTACGCGGCAGTCCCTCTCGACCAGCTTCAAGCGGTGATGATAAAGGACAAGGTTGACCCGGATACTCGCGGTCAAATCATGTCCCTCATTCCGACTGGTGCTGTTGAAGCCTCCCAAAAGGTTGCCGACCAGAAGAAGGCAGACGCGGCTACAGCAGCGGCAGTTGAGAGAGAAAAAGCTATCGCTCCTATCAAGGAGGGAGAGCATCGCGCCGATGTGAACGCTAATGCCGGTGCAGCCGGTGCAACGGAAACCGCTCGTTTGAATGCCGAGATTGCAGTGCGAACTGCACACGGGTTGTCGCCGCTTCCGGGCGGCGCTGCCGCAGGCGCTATGGGCACAGAGAACATGACCCACCCAGAGCTTGCGCAGTACGCGGAGGATGACAAGAACTACAACACGCCGGACGGAACCAACCAAGCGTTCCTTCAGGCCATGATGAAGATCGACCCCGAACGCGCCCGCACTATTCAGGCGTATGCGAAGGGTATGGATCGTCAGTCGTTCTACGCTGCGGCCAAGGCATACGGCGGCGGATTCAATGCCGATCTCCACACGTACGATCCTTCGTACAATGTGAGCGACGTTGACAAGTATTTCCAAGCGCAGAAGGAACTCGGTCTTGGCGGCAAGCAGCAGAAGACGAACGCGGCATTCAACACCGCTGTCCAGCACATTGCCAAGTTGCACGACAGCATCGGAATCGGCTCGACGGTAGGAATGAGCGGTGCGTTCAAGAACCATTTGAACAACGCCGCAACCGAACAGGCCAGCTTCTACGCCAATGGCAACAAGCCGAACGAGCCTGAAATAGCGCACAACCGCGACATGTACAACTCGCTCAACCCCATCGTGTCTATCAGCGCTACCAAGTCCTCTCTGGAGGACATGATGGATAAGCAGGTTGCGAACTATGACTCGATGGACGCGTCTCTGCCGAAGGGCGTACGGCGTCCATTCTTCATGTCGCAACAGGCGGCACAGGACTACACACGAGTCACTGGCAAGCAAGTTGACAACCGTCTGGTTTACCATCCACCGGACGGCTCTACCCCGACGTACAACAACACCGGGGTGGTCGTCGCATACACGCTTCCAAACGGTCAGCACGTAAACGCGTTCGGACAGGGTGCCAACGACTTCGGTCAGAACGCTGCCGCCACGAACGGCAACGGCGGGCCGGGTGCTCCGCACGTCATCCCAGCAGGCGCTCAACCCGCCATGCGCAACGGTGTGACGGTCGGCTACCGCGATGCCAAGGGCAACGTCACGATGTTCTAAGAGGTAACAGATGCTAACACCAAACAACATGGGAAACGCCCCTGACAATCAGGGGCTAACCTTCGGGCCTGCCGTTCAGCAGGACACTCACGTCGGCGGCCAGCCTGCCGGTGGGAGTCAACCTTCCGGTGGCGGCCAGCCTGATACCAGTGGCCTGACCTTCGGTGAAGCTGTCCCGCACGACACTCAGGTATCCCAGCCGGATCAGCCGGGCTTCCTTAGCCGCGCCTACGAGACCAGTGGTCTGAAGGGTATCGTCGATCTCGGCAAAGCCACGGTGCAGCGTCCTATCGACCTCTACCATCAGGCCGTCGAAGCCGCCCAAAAGGGTGACTGGAAGACTGCCTCGGAAGCGGCCAACCACCTTCTCTCCATGCCGGTGACAGCCGGACTCGACGACAAGGACAGCCCGCTGCGCAAGGCGGCTACCGCCATCATCATGCAGCCGGTGAATGCCGTCGCGGATGAGTTCAAGAACCAGCGCAAGCAGGGACAAGGCAAGGTGCAGGCAGCCGTAAGCACCGCCCAGAACCTCCTCGACCCGGCCACACGGGTCATGAATGCCGTCCACACGGCGGCTCCACGCGTCAAGGCTGACATCGCCAGTGGCAACTACGCGGGCGCTGCGGGCGATGTCGTCGGCGCGGCGACCGAGAACAACGCTGTCGGCGCAGTGCCTCTCCTCGGAAGTGCTGTACAACAGGTTGGTGGAAACCTTGACCAAGACCTTCACGCGCACAACTACGGTGCCGTGCTCGGAGACGTGACCGGCCCGCTGGCGACAATAGGTGTAGGCAAGCTCCTTGGCGCTCTGGGACTCGGTGGTGAGGAAGCGGGCGCGGCAGGTACGGCGGCGGACACGACGGGCGTGAAACCCCCTCCAGTGCCCGGCGAAGTCACCCCTAACGCCAACATCCCCGGTGTCGCACCCGGTACGACCAACGTGGCCGGGCAGGAGATTCCTGTCTCGACCAACAACCCAACTCTGGCAGCCGGTCAGGGCGCAGCCTCTAAAGTGCTCTCCTCGGTAGCGTCAAAGGAAGGCGCAGCCAACTTCGTCAAGAATGAGGTAGCGCCAGCGGCGGCCAAGGCCGTACCGAAGGCGTTCACTCAGTCGGCACTCGATGTGGCAGCTAACCTGCGAAACATTCGTGGGGATGCTCCTCTGACTCCCGGCACCGCGCCGAAGCTCTACTCCATCGACGACATCGCCAAGTACATGAAGCAGGAGGCCAAGGGCACCTACTCCAAACTCGACGAGGCCGCCAAGTCTGACATTCAGGACTGGGACGACAAGTACGGGGACGCAGCGCCGCAAGACCCGAAGACTATCGAGGGTGAAGGCCCAGAGATACCGGAGCGCCCCAAGTCTTTCACGCAGCTTCAAGATCGGGTTCGCAATGCCAAGGCTACGGCCAACAGCAAGTTTGCAAGTCAGGTCGATAAGGAGGCGGCGCAAGAGGCTATTCCAAAGTATCAGAAAGAGATGGACGACTTCCTCGAAAACCACAGTGATGTGGTCAACGATGGAGAGCTTGAGGCGGCCAATAAGGTTCACGCTCAGGGTCTTCGGTACGAGTACATAGCGGATCGTTTGCGCGGTGCGTTCCGAGGAACAACAGGCGGAACCACAACGGCGGGGCAGCCAACCACGGTCTCCGTGGGGCCATTGCAGCGGCTTGAGAGTCAGTTCGATGTCAAGTACCAGCCCGGCGCGTTCAAGAAGCTCCTCGGCCCTGATGGGTACCGGAACTACAACGAAGTCCTCAACACGATGGCTTCGCCGAAGGTCGGCAGTGCGTTCATGGACTGGCTCAACCAAATCCCTCTGAACCTCGGCAAGGTCGGCACGATCCCGGTATCGAAGATCGCCGATCATCTCCTGTTCAACCCAGAGGCCGGGCAGGCAGCCATCAAGCTGTTCAAGGCCGGTCAGAAGGCGACGAGCGCAGCAAAGGACGCGGTGAAAGCCACAGCCCGAGTTGCAGCCCCCGCCGCCACAGCAGCGCCCGCAGTCGGCCCAACTCTCCAACAGCAACAGCAGTCGGTGATGAGTGGCGCAACACAGAACCTCAGCGGAAAATAACGTAGTGGGCAGCGGGCTTGGATAGCCTGTTGCCCACCTATCGTCGTCTGTGGTATAATGGGGGAGTATGTTTAAAAAAGGAGGCTCACAATTTTACGTCAGGATGACTACTTCAAGGGTAAGCTAGTAGATGTGATGCAGTCGCATGGTGCAGTGTACGGGGGTCATCTCGCCGGGTGTATGATAGGCTCAATTATAGCCAACCGCGTGCGTAAGGGATGGGGAAACTGGCTAGAGGTTATAGACCGCATCCCGCGCTTTGCTGCCATCAAGGAGATGCCAGTAGTTATGCCCGAGGTTTGGTCTCCCCTCTTTGTAAAGTTTTTACACGAGGTCGATGCGATCTACGACGGATCGAAAAACTACGCCAGCTTCAAGACGCAGGACGGCACACCTGTCGATGCACTTTATTGGTGCGACTCCAGATTCATAGAGACCGACTACTTCCGCGATAAGATAATCGGGCAGCCGGACATACATAAACGCATCGGAGACATGAACACATTACTCCTGTATTCTTAGAAAGGGCACCATGCAACTTGTAGACAAGGCCAAGAGTGCCTTCTCCTCCGTCATGGCGTGGGCCAAGACCATTCCGTCTGAACCGAACGGCAGCGGTAGTTCAAGCCGCGTCATTGCACTCATGACGGCAGCAACACTTATGGGTTTGATGATTGCGTTCTTTCACGCACGTCACGATCTTCCAACACCGGGCCAGCTTTACGGTATCGCTTCCATCCTCGGCACAGGCATTGGCGCTTACATGGCGAACAAGCTGCACAAACACGATGACGGAGACGACGACCAACCTGATCCACCGCAAGGAGGAGCAGATGCTTCCCATCAGTAGCTTTCACGATTTCGTGCAGAGTCCTTTTTACACCGAAGGCAAGTTCTGGATAGCCGCAGCCGGGCTACTCTGGACCCTCTCGCAAGCATCCAACCGCGTCATGAACTGGTTCAGGGAAGTGAAGGAAGTTGTCCTGCACAAACTTCAGACCAGCATCGACAAGGTGGGCACCGACCTATCCACACAGACGGTGCAGATGTCCAACAACTCGAAGGATCAACTCGAAGCTATATCACGCGGCTTCGAGGGCAATGCCTTTCACATCGTGGAAGGGTTCAAGAACAACACCAATGCAATCGTTGGTGAACTTCGTGAGCAGCGGGCCGACTTGCGTATGCTGTACATGCAACCTCTCGTAGCCGCCAACGCGAAGGCCCGGCGCAAGCCTGCCAAGCTCGTAGCCAACTCCAAGCCCAAGAAGAAACCGCCAATCAAGAAGACTGCCGCCAAGCGGTAGTTGACAGGAAACCACAACCTGTGGTATACTGTTTTTGAAGTAACAGTACGGATCGTACATGGAGGAAGATGGGAAGCAAACAAGGCATCAAGCGCAATCTTTTGATTGCCGATCTTCAGGCAGTAGCAGCAAAGAACCCTAAGGTGATTGTCACGCGGAATTTCTACCGCAGCCGTGGCAAGTACCCAGAGGCATCGTGGCAGGCTCACTTCGCCACGTTCAGGGAGTTCGCGCAAGCGGCAGACATCAACGTCATTCCTAAACCAGACCTTATCCACAAACCTACTGAAATCAATGAAGTAGAGGGAGACGTGTGGACAGTAACTCTGCCTAAAACACGCATTCATACGCTTCCTGAACTCCTCGAACATTGTAAAGCCGACTTGACTGCGTGGCAGATTGAGAGATTCACCGCAAAGGCGTGGGAGATGGGCTACAAGGATGCCGATGGTAAGGGAGATCATTACCCTCTCTATGCGGTATCAGCCACATTCAAGCGTAGAGTAGAGGTCGTAGAAGCAATCGCTGAGTTGGCACGTTTGAAGGCCGATGCTAAGGCTGCGGCTCATACACCCAAGGCTGTAATTCGCCGGTTAGTAAAGTCTGGTAAGTTACTTGAAGTCTCTCTGTTCGATGCTCACTTTGGAAAGATGGCGTGGCCCAAAGAGACAGGTGGTATACCTTACGACACCACCATTGCAGAGCACATGTACCTTCGTGCTCTGGACGCACTGATCGAGCGCAGCAAGGGATTTGAATACGAAGGTATTGTTTTTCCTATCGGAAACGATCTCTTGAACGCCGATGACCTTGAAGGGAGAACCACGGCAGGCACGTTTGTCAGCAGTGATGGTAGGTTCTATAAAACCTTCACGACCGTGCGTCGAGTCATTACTGAGAGCATCGAGCGACTCCGAAAGTTAGCCCCTGTCAAAGTCATCGTTGTGCAAGGCAACCATGATCGTGTCAGCAGTTGGTGTCTTGGAGATTCATTGGAGTGCTGGTTTCATAACTACTCAGATGTAGAGATAGATAACAACCCAACTACCCGCAAGTATCATCAGTATGGGCAGAACATGCTCATGTTTTGCCACGGTGATAAGGGCAACCGTAATGGGTACCCGCTTCTGATGGCTACCGAGAAGCCTGAAATGTTTGGAGCTACCAAGTTCCGTGAAGCACACACAGGGCACCTTCACAAGACCAAGCTGGATGAGCAGAACGGTGTTCGTGTTCGTATATTACCTAGCCTTAGCCCAGCCGACTCATGGCACTCCGAGAACGGGTTTGTTGGCAACCAGCGCAATGCGGAAGCGTATGTCTGGGATAGAGAAGAAGGGTTAGTGGCGCAATTCTACTATAACGACGATGCCCAGCCGGAGATTGTAACAAAGCGGACGGTGGTGTGAAAAAGGGAACATTCAAGTCCCACTGTATCCACGGGCATGTACGGACTGCGGATACAGTGGACAAGAAAAACGGTTGCTGCATAACTTGCCGCGCATTACGTACTAAGAAGTGGAACCAATCGGAGCGTGGGCGAAAGATTCATGCGGAGTATAACAAAGGCTGGGCACAACGCAATCCAGAAAAGATACTCAACATAAACCTGAAGCGCATGTACGGTGTAACACTTACCGAGTATAACTACATTCTGGAGGAGCAAGGCGGATGCTGCGCCATTTGCAAGCGTGAGCTAACCGCCAGAGCGCAAGGCGGCCCCGGCAGGCCGGTTGTAGACCATAGGCACCATGATTCAAAGGTGCGAGGTATTCTTTGCTCAAACTGTAACTGTGGAATTGGATTTCTCCAAGACGATCCTATAATTCTGGAGAAAGCAGCCGAGTACCTCAAGAAGTAAATGTCAGGGAGAGACATGGCTGAAGAAACAGGCTTAGTGATCGTACCGCGATCAAAAGCAGGCACCACCAATCCAAAAGACCTCGTAGGCAACACCAAGGTCTCGCTCACAAAACTACCCGCTGTTGCGGTCGCGCATGGCGCTATGGCTATGATGGATGGTGCTACAAAGTATGGAGCATTCAACTGGCGCGACAAGGCCGTTGTCTCCAGCATCTATGTTGACGCCGCGATGCGGCATCTCCAATGCTGGTTCGAGGGACAGGAAGTCGCCAGCGACAGCAAGGTGCATCATCTCGGTCACGCAATAGCATGTTGCGCGATTCTGCTAGACGCGCAAGCAAAAGGCAAGCTCGTGGACGACCGACCGAAAGACGAAGCCGACCTCGACTTCATGGAGAAGCAACTCGAAGCCCTAAGCACAATCATCAAAGCGAAGCGGGCGGCAAAGGCGGGAGCATGAGCACAGTCGCGCGTAAACACATCATCGCCGCAATAGAAGTTGCGGGCACCCTCCTGTCCTATCCGAAGTATGCGATCCAAGCCAGCTACTATCAGGGCAAGGATCGTCGCATCGGTGAGTTCGGGTGGACAATCAGTGTAGTACCGGAGAAGAAACCAGTTGCCGCGAGACGCAAGCGGAAAGTTCGTCCGTAAGGACGGTCAACAGTTTGGGACGTACGTCGATGAGAAAGGCTACCCGCGCATCAGCGCAGGCCCGTTCACTGGCGTACGAGTCCATACGCTCGTCGCACAAGCTATGCTCAAGCGCGACCTCCTGCCAACAGAGGACGTAAACCATAAGAATCAGAACAAGCTCGACTGCCACTGGACAAACCTTGAAGTCATAGACCACACGGCCCACGGCTATGTGAGTGCGGCGCAGGCCCAATACATGCGGCGGAAGGAAGAGTACGAGCGCCAACAGTTTGAGGAACACGAAGCAGAAGCCGTGTCGTTCGATCCGGCCAAGCTAGGAGACGCATGAATCGTCGCACCAAGATAACCTTCCCTGTGTTCGGGTACACTATGGTTGTGGTCTTAGCCAAGAACCTAATGCGAACAGGAAAGCGCCTCAAAGTTGATCTATCAGATGCCAGAGCAGCTTTCGTCACTGATCCGACGCAGCCAAAGAAAGGTTGGATCATATTCGGCGAGGAGCCGGATGAGAACACCGTAGCTCATGAGGCTTCTCATGCCGTCCGCACAATGTTGCGCACGGCTGGGGCACGGTGTGACGACGAGGTATTCGCTTACCATCTGGATCATCTTGTACTGCGCATCCACAAGTTTTTGAAGAGAGGTAGCAAATGAAAGCCAAAGTACGAAGTCTGTTCAAACTGCCGTTCGTCATCGAATCAACTTCGGTGCAACCCGTGGCTCATCCCGAGAGCCGCTTCAACCCGCAGAACGACGTGGAGAGCCGCTTCAACCCTGAACCCGATCTACAGAGCCGATTCAATCCAACTGGCAAGCCGGACTGCAATGCCCTGCAAGAAGCCTTCGATGCCAAAGGTTGACAAGTACGTTCTCATCATCGCCGCCGCCCTCGTCTTGCTCGTCAAGATGGGGGTGTCAATTTCGTTCTAGGATGGAACTAAAGTGGTAGTAAACTTTTAGGAGGGTAATTATGAGTACCGTAACTACACCAGTAACCACGCTGGCTGCTGCATCTGGGTTGGACACATTGCGGACAGAGATAACCAAGGTACAATCCACGGTGAAGACCGATGCGAACAAGGCAGAGTCGTGGCTAAAGGTTCACGAGCGCATTATCTTGGCCCTGATAATTAGCTTGGCCCTGTTACTCGGCAGCTTCAAGTACCTCGGCGTCGTCGCCGACCGAGACAAACAGCAGGCCAACATCGCCGCCCAGACACTCGCAGTGCAGCACGACAAGGACGTGGCGCTGGCACAGCAGGCCCAGCAGGACGCTACTAGCTACAAGGCAACTGTTGCGGCGTTGTCTCAGCAGAATGCCCAGCTTGTTGCGGCCAGCGCCAGCCGCACTATCGTCCTCCAGCAGCAGCAGGCAACCGACAAGACTTTGCCGATGCCCAATCTCGGCAATCGTTGGGCCTCGCTCATCGGCGCACAGCCCGGCGATCTGACCGCGACCACCGCAGGCATCACAGTGACGCCGCAGGCCGCGCTGGACACCACTCTCTCGCTCGAACAGGTGCCTGTGTTGAAGGCGAATCTCGCCGACGCGCAGACACAAATCACCAACGGCCAAGCAGAACTAGCGAAGGCAAACACCGTGATTACGGATCAGGCCCAGCAGATCGACGGACTGGGAACCGAACTCACGGATCAGAAGACAGCGGACGCGAAAGAACTGACTGCGGTGAAAGCACAAGCCCGCAAGGGTAAGCTCCACGCGTTCCTGTATGGACTAGGAGTGGGAGCAGGAGCCGTAACTGGTCTCGTTGTTCACGCTCTGTTGTAAGAAAAGAGGCGCACTAAAATGCCCGTAGAAATGGGAGCATTTGCATTTCGCATCATGGAACAGAAGTATTCCAAAACCAAAACAGACGGAACCAAAGAGACGTGGGAAGAGATAGCTTACCGCGTGGCTAGTAACGTACTCAAGACTATCAATGCCTCAGAAGAACAGATACGTCGTACTGCACAACTCATCGCAGAGCGCAAGTTCATCCCCGGTGGGCGATACCTTTACGCATCGGGTAATGACTTTCATCAGGTGAACAACTGCCTACTCTGTATTGCAGAGGATAGCCGCGAAGGATGGGGCGATCTGGTCAACAAGGCTATGACCGGATTGATGTCGGGTGCAGGTCTAGGTGTAGAGTATAGTAAACTGCGCGAAGAAGGTGCCCCTATCCGAAGAACAGGTGGTGTATCCAGCGGGCCTATTGCTCTTATGAACGCTGTGAACGAGCTAGGACGCGCATCTAAACAAGGCGGAGATCGCCGCGCAGCGATATGGGCTGGTCTAAACTGGAAGCATAAGGACATCTTCAAGTTCATCCATCTGAAGGATTGGTCGCCAGAGGTTCGAGCACTAAAAGCTAAGGACTTCAACTTCCCAGCTACGATGGACGGGACTAACATCTCTGTCGGACTCGACACAGAGTTCTTCATCGCCTACGACAACAAATTCCACGCGCTCCACGACCACGCTCATGAGGTTTATTGGGACGCCGTAAAGCAGATGCTCAAGACCGGAGAGCCGGGCTTTGCTATCGACGCTAATGAGAACGAGGGAGAGGTAGGCCGTAACGCTTGTACAGAGTTGACTACCCGCGATGACTCCGACATCTGCAACCTCGGCTCGATCAACATGGCCCAGATTACCTCTCTGGAGGAGATGCGCGAGGTAGTGAGACTGGCGACCGAGTTCTTGGTAGCTGGGACGCTCTACAGCGATCTGCCGTACGCGAAGGTAGGCGAGGTAAGGGAGAAGAACAGACGGCTCGGCCTTGGCCTCATGGGGCTTCACGAATGGCTACTCAAGCATGGATATAAATACGGGCCATGCTTCGAGCTTGCCGACTACATGGAGGTCTACGCAACCAGTGGGTTTTACGCCAACTTGTTGTGTGACAAACTAGGCATCAGTCGCCCGGTCAAGACGCGGGCCATCGCACCGACAGGAAGTATTGCTATTCTGGCGGAGACCACTTCGGGGCTGGAACCAATGTTCTGCGTGGCCTACAAGCGCCGCTACCTGAAGGGGGCTACTTGGGCCTATCAGTATGTGGTCGATCCCGTGGCAAAACGTCTGATCGACTCTGGGGTTGACCCAGACCTGATCGAGGATTGCTACGACCTAGCAGCGGAGCCAGAGCGACGTGTAGAGTTTCAGGTGTGGCTTCAGCAGTATGTTGACCATTCCATAAGCTCGACCTTGAACCTGCCAGAGTGGGGCAGCGAATTGAACAATGTGGAAGGAGTTCATCAGTTCGGCACCATGCTGATGCGGCACCTTCCCAAGCTGCGTGGCATGACAGTCTACCCAGACGGTGCGCGTAGCGGGCAGCCCCTTACAAAGGTGAAGCTGACCACAGCACTCAAACACGGCGACGAGGTATACTTCGAGACCGGAGACGTGTGCGACATAACTCATTCAGGAGGAACTTGCGGCTCATAAATGATTGGAAGATACTTGGCGAGGTAGTTGACAAAAGACGCTACTACCTCGTCGAGTGCAAGTGTGGCTACACAGACAGACGCCGACAGGATCATGCGGACTCAGGCAGATAGGCAAAGGAGGCACATGCGGATCGTAGGCATACTCAAAGTCGCCCGCTGGCGCGGGTTTTAGCATGGATGGAGTAGTCAAGATCACTGCCCGCTGGCGCGGGTGGTAACAAGTTTCGTCAAACACGACGATGAGATGAAACGAACAAACAAGGGACGACGCATAGTAAGCCTACGACAAAAGCCCCACACCAAGTCATCGGTGTGGGGCCATTTTTGCGTTTGTCAAGTTTTGTAGCAGAAAAACTAGCGCATCCTCATCGCTTCACCAGTCTCTATCAGCAAATCATGGAGGGACACGAACTCGTGGTCGTCACTGAACTGGCTCTTTCTGTGACCTTCCCATCGCTCGGCGCGTCCGCAGAAACGGACATACTCCCCTTCTCGTTCGAGATGGAAGCAAGGCGGGCCGCCGTTCATGACAACTTGTTGCCAGTCCATGTGGACAGCGGCGGTGAGCAACTCAGCGGGTACTATTCGGGGCATGACTTGAAGCTCCAGTCCCGGCTCTTCTTGGTCGTGATGATGAGTGACCAGCAGACGCCGTACGGGGTGATGACGTTGTGGGTGTCGGTAGCCCTACGTCTCATGATCGTCCCGGCAAAGCGGCGATTCCATTGTCCCTCGAACCATTCGAGGTAGCCATTCCACAACAGGATCGTAACAAAGCTACACGGGTGATCGTGGCACTGCGGAGCCTCGTTGGGCGCGTACAGGCGATGCAGGTAGATGTTGAAACGCTTACCGCGCCAGATGGCGTACCGGGTGAACTCTTCCCCGATGTCCTTCCAGCCGATCTCTTTGTGCTTCAGCCTGCGCCGCAGGAAGTCAGCTATTAGTGGCATGTTTGTATTCGTCCTTTCCGTAGACGTGCCACAGGTCGTAGTCCACAACCCGGATGGCCTTTGCTTCGAGAACCTCACACGGAACCATCCATGCTTCAGGAGAGAATTTACAGATGGCCTCGGCCCGCTCCTAGGAGTAGCGCCCGGCCTTCTCAAGGAAGGCCGAGTAGCCCTTTTCATCGGCGGCCCAGAACAGCATAACCCCTCGGGGCCACAGCGCCTCGTGCGCCTTGGTGATGATGTAGTATTCTTTTCTCATCCTGCACCCTGTAGCTTCTCTATGGCCATCGTTGGGGCATCGGGCAACAATTCAATAGCCTCATCAATCGCTGTTCGCAGTATTCCTACCGTTTCCTCCGCTTTGCACAGAGGGCAGTAATTGAAGAATCCGTCATGGGTGCGGAGCACAACGGCCCCAACGTGAGCTTCGCAAACGTAGATACATGCGCTCATAGCTTCACCTGTGCCTTGATGAGCAACTCGACCTGATTCAGTGCGCTTGAAATGTGCTCAAAATCAAGCGCGTTAGTGGTGTCCTTGCCGTAGCGAACCACAGTGTAAAGGTGGTCGTGAATGCTGTTGAGAGCGTCGATAGCCGTGATGGGTTTCAGTTCAGTTTGCGGCATATTCTTCTTTCATGGTATGGGCGTGATGCCCTGTCCCTTCAAGTGGATTTGGTAAAGCTCCGGTGATCTGCTGTGCCCTCACTTTTGACTTGAGTCCGTTCAACTTCTTGTCGAGTATCTCGATCAGCGTCTCGATCTGGTTGGCGAACTCGCGCAAGGCGATTGCCTCTGGATCGTGCCCGGCGTTGAACTCAGACTGAGCGTTGGTGCGGGCCTGCTTCACGATGTCCTTGACGACTTCGATCTGCCCGGCGATCATGCCGCGCTCTCCTGCGCGTTCGAGGTCTTGAACTGTGAATTGCTTTTCCATTACCGTAAGTCCTCCAACCGACTGACTTGGAATCCAGCGGCGTGAGCATGACCACCTCCTCCGAACTTTGCAGCTACCTTGGATACATCCAATCCATTCTCCGAGGAGCGCAGACTGAACTTATAGTAGTCACCGTCGAAGTAGTACGTCGCCGCGAAGGGGGCATCTTTTGCCATCTCGTGACCGGCATCGCTTGAATACTGGTACGGCAGGTTGGCCATAGGGACGCACAAACCGTCGATGAACCCTTTGTACTTGATTTGAGCTAGAAGCTCTTTCAAGTCCTTCGCCTGCTTGCGGCCTATGGCGAGACCCTCGTTCACGAGAACAGACCAGTTGTCGTAACCGTCACACTGCTTGCGCAGTTGGTTCCATGTCTCGAACGAGTAGTCGTGAGAGAAGATGGCGTCACATACTGGTCGAGTTTCTGTGTATTGGAACTTCCACAGGTCTCTATCCTCAACGAACAGGATGAGTTGCGGTATTTCCTCTCCGTCATGAAACCACTTCCATGCTAGATGAGCGCCCGATCTGCTCATGTTGAACAGACCTGTGACGGAACCATTCTCGAACAGGGGGGAAAGTTCTTCCTTGGCGGTCACATGGTGGTCGATGACAAACACCGACTTGGCGACCTTGATGATAGCCTCCATCACCGGGCGCTTGTAACTGAAGTCGAGGAAGTACACGTCCCTATCCTCAAACTTCTCGGTGGGAATAACCGTACCGTGTACTCCGGGGACGAACTCCCAGTCTGGGTGCTTGAGCCAGCAGGCCCATGCAGCAGTGAAGCCGTCCATGCAGGGGTAGTGAAACACAACTAAAGGAACTTTGCTCATCTATTATCTCCTGATCCAGCGATCTTGTTGCGCTTTTGCCTGCTTGCTAACTTTTCCAAGTTTAGCACAGGGACGGTTGAGAAGTCAATGTCCAGTTCTCGGCACAGTTGACTAAGGTACCACAGTGAGTCACCGACCTCATGGGCAATGGCTTCTCGCGCTGCCGCTGGGAACTCACCCCCGTTGTCTCTGTATACCTTTTTTATTTTGTTGAGTAATTCCCCAATTTCTCCAGATGCGCCCAAGGCACAGTATATAACACCCATGAACTCCCCCTTGCCGGGGTACTTGGCGGTCATAGACGCTTTGTTCTGGTACTCACTAAAGTTTATGCGCTTAGGCATGGAACGTCTATTATTGGATTGCTGTTTTGCGGTAGCCCACTTCACGTTACCCGGCTCATAATTACCGTTTACATCTTCTCGATCAAGGGAGAAATCAGGACCGGGCCTTTCTCCCACATCAGAGAGAAAGTCCCAAAAGCTATCCTGCCAACGCTGGCACACAGTGATTCCCCTCCCTCCATATAGAAAGAAACCGGAGTCGGAACGGTTGGTGCAGCGATAGATCATTGCCTTCCAGCATCCGTAAGCTGGGTTTTTACTCTGCCCGTTCTTAGGGGCGTGGTTGGTTCTGTCCCCACAATGAACGGACTTCTTGATGTTAGTACCAGACCTGACAAACCCTTTACCACACGTACAAGTGCAATTCCAGAATGTCGCTTTCTTGGTGATCCTGTTCAATCCCTCAACCTTCACACTGCCGAACCTCTGACCTGATAGGTCTTGGAACTTAGGACTGCGTGTGTTTTGATCTCTAAAATATACTCCCTTACTCATGGTTCTCCTTAGTATCCTGCGTCGTCGAGGTAATCGGCCAAGTCCCGCACCGCTTCACTCAGACAGTAACCCGTGCCAGAGAACTCAAGAACCTGAGCGTCGGTGTGGGATACAGTTGTGGAGGCTACGAACTCGCCGTCGCGCTCCGTGATCTCGATAGGGGCTACGGTTGCCCTAGTGGATACGCCACTCATTGTTGTACCGTGTAGAGCGACCACACCCTGCTCATATCGCCTGCGGCAAATGCCGCTCTGTCTGTGCCTCCGGGTGATGCTGGAATGTTTCCCAACTGGAAGTGCGGGTAGTCTTTGATGCTATGCCAGTCCCCACCCCAGACCAAACCCTCAGCCTTCATGAACTGCACCATCTGCTGAAACTCATGATCTGAGGGATTCCAGTCAAGCGCACCGGAGTCACCCGCGGTGAAGGGATAGCAGTCAACTGCCATGCCGAAGTTGTGCCACGAGTAGCCACCGGGTGCGTCCGTTACCTTTGGCCCCGGTGCGGTGCGCCCTTTAGCATAGTCGGCATCAGAGTCTTGGTAGCTGCGCACACATTGCGCCACCCTAAAGCCGTTGCCGATTGCGGAAAGCATCTTGTCATGCGCGGTCTTTACCTTCAGCGCCAGCGCAGGTATGCCAGCAGCCAATCTTTGTTCACTTAGTGGTTCCATTGATTCTCCTTACTATGTGGTCGCAAAAATGCGATCCACTGAGCCGGGCACCAAGGGCGAACGTCTCAGATGTGATTGCAGGCTTGGACTTCGGCTTCGCTTGCTGCCCCCAAACAGGGAAGGCAAGCAGGAATAAAAAGATTATTTTTTGCATGTCAGAAATTTTCCTCCTATATGTAAAGTCTCGCCACCAGATACCAAACTGGAGGCTTTATTTGTCGCTTGCTCTTTAGTCTCGTAGTTTCCGTAAAGAGCACCGTTTCCGCCCCACACCTCCCACGTACCATCGCGTTCAAGTTGAACTCCTGCGACCGTCATGCCGGTGCTATTGCAAACAAGATGATCTTGTTCGTCATACAACGGGTCTGGAACTCGCTTCCAATGCGTTGGGCCTGCCGCGCATCCAACTATGGCAAGCAGGAATAGTGCTAGGATTGGCTTCATTTTGTCTCCTTTGCTTCCGTATACTTCAGCTATGGCGAGGAGCACAGCGGCCTCCAGCTATGCTTCAGCCTTCGGAGCGGAACGGAATGGGATGATCCCTTCCTTGTTGAGCTTGCGTGTTACCTTGCAAGACTTGCGGCACTGAGTGCAACGCCAGTGTCCCAGTGATGCCTTCCGATCCTCGAACTTCACGCCACGGTCGATGACACAGGCGTCTTTCTTTGCCAGTTCGCCGCAGCACTCAGACGTGTAAAGGAACGCCGGGGCGCGTTCGTCGCGCACCACAACAGGGGCAGATTTACTTTTGCCCTTGCCCTGCTTCTTGCCTTGGTACTTGCTTGCCATGATTCTCCTTAGAACATCCTGTCGATGATTTCAACCAGATAGGCGGTGTTCACCTTCTCCGGGTCTTTCTCCTTCAGCCGCTCGATGAGTTGGACGAAATACGCTGTGTCCACACCAGTCAACTGATCCTGCAACACCCTGATGTCAGTCAGGTCAAGCTCACTGACTTGCATCGACATCTTGAGAACCTGCCCAGCATTGATGCGCCAGCCGCGAGAGATGAACTTGCGCAGGCGCACCAGCGAACAGATGGGGTACTTACTGCCGACGTACCGAAGCTCCTTGGACAGGATGCTCTCCAGCGCAGCCGGGCGGAGCACAAGCTGGCCGTCCCAGTTCTGGTAGTACGACGTACAGTGTACGAAGTCGTAGTTCTCGTGAATCTCGTCCGGCGATCCGAAGAACCGGAGCACGATCTGAATCTTGTCACTCAGCGTGATGGCGTTGCCACTGAGGAACACCGGACGGAACTTGCCCTCTCCCTCTACACGCTTCGCCTCGATGCTTGCGTCCTCGTGTACATCCTCAATCTCTTCCGGGTTGTCCATGACGCGGGACACGTAGGCCGATCCTTGTTCGTCAGGGAATGCCTCGAAGTATTTGTACTCTCCTGCGGAGTTCTTGCCTTCATCCCCGGCGATGCCTGCGGACTTAGCCACGATTGCAACGCGGTCGTTGCCGCGCCAGTCTGGTTCGGTTGAGACGTAAAGCTCTAAGTCCGTCTTGTTGGTCTGCTTCTCCTTGAACTTGGCGACGTAGTATTCCGCCACAGCCAGCGCCGTCTCCCGGTTACGCAGGTAGATGTCGAAGTCGTTGACATCCTCACCTAGCAGCATCGACACGATGCAACCGCCAGTCACGATCACGTTGTTCTTGAGGAGGGCTTTGACCTTCTCGTCTTCGACCGATTCGATCCACGCGTTCAGCTTCTTCGTGATGATGGCCTTGATGGTCTTCGCTTTGTATCCGGGCATTCGATTCTCCGATCTCTTTCAGTCTACCACTACGCTATGTTCTTGTCAAGTTCCTCGATCACGCGTTTAGCTTTGAGCGAGGTCGAGTTGCCCAGCACGAGCTTCAAGAGGTCGAAGACGTGCCGGGCCTTACGAGGAAAGTTCTTCACTACAGCGGCGCGGAACGGGCGGTTGCGCCTGTCCGTCAGGATGGCTTTGTAGTTACCGCGAGTGGGTGTGCCAGAGGCATCGTTTGCGATGAACGCTTGCCCTAGTAGTCGGGCCTTGGTTTTGTCGCCTCTCGGCCATATCTCCACTCGCACGTAAACCATTACTCAGCAGCCTCCGCCATCTTCGCCTTCTGGTCTTCAAGCTCGGCATCACGGATGGCCTTGAGAGCCTTCTTCACGCCTGCCTTGACCTTGGCGAACTTCTCTGGATCGTCTCGCAGCAGCGCGACCGTGTTGGCAACGCCCTGCGCAAGTCTCTCACCATCGAAGTATATCCAACCTCCGCCCTGTTTGTCAAGTACACCGATCTTCACGGCGTAGTCAACCATGTCGGCGAAGCGATCCACGCCGACTCCGTAGATGAGGTCAACGATGGTAGAGCGGAATGGGGCCGCGCCCTTGTTCTTGATGGCCTTGATCTTCATCTTGTGGCCGACCAGAACTTCTCCGCTCATGATCTCGCCGCCGTCCGTCTTCGACACGCGCCGGATGTCCAGCCGTACCGATGCGTAGAATTTCAGCGCCTTACCGCCGCTCGTGACTTCCGGGTTGCCGAAGCTCACACCGACCTTCTCCCTGATTTGGTTGATGAAGACCAGCTTCACGCCGTTGATGGCCGCGATGCCACGCAGCTTACGCATGGCCTGCGACATGAGACGGGCCTGAAGACCCATGTGGGCATCTCCCATCTCACCGTCAAGCTCCGCCTGCGGCACCAGCGCCGCCACAGAGTCGATGACCACGATGGAGACCGCCCGGCTACGCACCAGCGCCTCGACCGTTTCGAGCGCCTGCTCTCCCGAGTCTGGTTGTGCGATCTGAAGCATCTTCACATCGACGCCCAGCTTCGCCGCATAGTTCGGATCAAGCGCGTGTTCTGCGTCCACGAACGCCGCGAGGTTGCCAGCCTTCTGCTCTTCGGCAATGAACTCAAGCGCGATGGTCGTCTTGCCTGAAGACTCAGGGCCAAAGATTTCGATGATACGTCCATCCGGCACACCGCCGATGCCCAACACGTCTTCGTCTAGCGACACGATGTTGGTTGGTGTGTGTGGAATGTCTTGGCCGATACGACTGCCCAGAGTCATGATGGAGTTGGTGATGATGGTCGTGTTCGTGCTGAACTGCTTGTTGAGCTTCGCGCGAACGTCGTCGAGCGCCTTCAATTTCTGCGCTAAAGACAGTGGGGCAGAAGTGACCGTCAGTGCTGCCTTGGCATCCTTCTGCTCCGCTTTGTGCTCTTTCTTCTGCGCCGCTATCTCGAACGGCTTGGGCTTCGCGGCAGAGTTAGTGACTGCCGCGAGAGCCGCGAGGGGGTTAGACATTCTCAAGACTCTCCTTGTACAAGGCAACAGTGCTCATGAAGCGCAAAAAATGCTTCAAGAACTTAGCTCCACGAAGCTGCTTGATTAGTTCTGCCCCAACTTCTGTACCCTTACTCTGGTAGGCTTCTTCCACTGCCTTAGTAACTTCACCGAAGACTTGGAAATAAGATAACCAGCACTGGTCACAATTAGTATGACGCGGGCCGTTGTGGTCTGCGACCAGCTTGTGCCCACAGGGAAGTGGGTGGTGCTTGACGGTGAACTCCTTCAACATGCCGCGCTTGTACTCGGCCTTGGTGATGGGGATGATCGTGCCGTCCGTGGTCTTGCGGTAGTAGTCCGGCAGCTTGCCGTCCTTCAGCGGTGCGTTGGTCTTCTCGTAGACGAGTTCAGGATCAGCACCGGATGCGGCGTAAGCCTGCTCTTCCGCTACGGCGATGAGGTCGGCGGCCTGCGCCTGAACCTCTGGTGAGGGGAACAACTCCTGTTGCTCGGTCGGCGGATAGACCACGAGGTCGGACTCGGGCCAGTTCTTCGGATCGTACGCTTCGTTAGTCTCTGGCTGCACGGCGTCTCCTTTTCGCTTCGAGCTTCTTGCGGTTTTCAATCACGGCCAGTTCAGAGGTCGTGAAGACGGGCGGGATGAGACCGTACTTCTGTAACAGCATCCCACGCTGGACGGGTGTGTTGTCCTCGTCAAGCTCTGCGTTCATCTGCCTGCGAACATCTGCTAGGATGTCCGGTGCTACTACCAGTGCGTCTATTGGCGTCACTGGGACGGTGTCTACTTCTGCCATTTATTTCCTCGTCATCATTCCGGGTTATGAAGCTCTGTGGTTTGTTTGGGGACTTATATACATGACTCCCTTTCAGTCCCATGTCGATGCAACTGCATCAGGTTTACCGGGGTCAGTGCCCCAATCTGGATTCCAGTTGGCACGGATGCTCTCGGCGATAGTCGAATTTCCTCCTTGCTCCACAAACCGAGCTAACATCTCGCGCATTGCCTGTAATCCGTCGCGGAAAGCATCGTCCATACGGGCTTCGGTGAACCCTCGACCCTCGTCAATATCGCCGTCATTGCCCCATGCTCCTAAGCTCATTGTCTCACGTCGCTTTCTCTCCCAAGGGAGTCACGTATGTAATTCCCTTTGTTTGATGCTCGGTATTCTGGAGTGTTATACATTCCATGATTTTCACGAGGCATTTTCTCCAGCCTTTCTGCGCTCTACTCGGAAATAATTGAGCACCGGGCTGATTTTCTTAGCCAACAGAGCGGCACCAACCTCTTGCTCGATCTGTTGACGCGTCTTTGCTGAGAAGATCGTGTCATCTTCGTCGTAGATGTACGTCTTCATGAACCGCTCGTAGCTCGTCTGCGACTGCATCACGTCGAGAACAATCTTCTCTACGTCACAGAAGAAGTCAGAGATGCTAGGAGAGCACGGGTTCTTTGTTGCATGGGTGTCGTCGGAATACTCCAGCGCTCCCACAGGACTGCGAGTTTTGAATCGCAGGTAGTGACCTTGCAGCGGCTCGGGCTTGATGAACGGGTTGCCGAACACTTCCTCGAATGCCACTTTGTTGCGTTGGAACCGGGCCTTACCTTCCGCCCGACTCGTATTGCTATCTGCCATTTGCCCCCTTCAAGTTGAAGTCTGTGTAGAAGCTCTTCGCCATGTTTTCGAGATACTTCATCATCTCGTCTCCACGCTCTGCTTCCGGCCCTTCAATGGAAGCGTGGTCACGCGCTACGCTGTAGCACATCACCAGCTTGCCATCCCTACGTTCGATCCACAGCACCAAGTACCCTGCCGCGTCTTGCACATCCAGAGGATAAGGGATTGCCTCCCGGTTCTCCATGTCTGGATAGTCGATTCGTATTTTCATCGTTCTCCTTACGCCTTCAACAACCGCACAGGATTTAAGCCCATGCGTAACCACTGAGCAAACGCGTCGTCACACGAGACCTCCGACGTTGCCAAGAGACCGTCCGACTCGAAGCCGGAAACGAAGTAGTACCGCCCTTTGGGATCAACCTCTGTCGAGTACACGCAGTCCTCGGGTTCGGTAATCACGTTGTCAACGACTGGCGGGGCTGCCAGCGGGTTTATCTGCTCGGGCTTTGCGGGTGCGCACCCTACGAACAGGAGCGACAGGAACAACAATACTTTCTTCATTCAGCCTCCTGATTAGTTTCGCTCTCTTCTTTGATCCAACCTTGCCCGGCGCGGAATACCGTGGCGCTCCGAGTACAGCGGTGAACGGCGGGTTAGTCAAGTATGCTGCCGCCGCTATGATCTTGTCAATGTCATCCCTGAATCCGCCGATGGCCCGGTTACAATGCCAGCAAAGGAGTCCTCGGAGGAGTCCGTCTAGGTGCCGGTGGTCAATCGCCAACCGTGTCTTGAAGTCTGTTACTGGGCGCTTGCATATGGCACAACGGTGCTTTTGATAGGACAACACCGCTTCGTACTCGGCTAGAGTTATATGGTATTCGCGTTTGAGTCGAGACTCTCTTGCCTTGTCCGCACTTGTCACTTCTTAGACTTTCGCTTCGGTGCCGGTACCTTGCGTGAAAAATAACCGAGGTCGATGAACCGGAAGTCACCCAGCTTACCCTTGCCGACGTTCCAGATGTGCAGGTCGCAATACTTGCCCATTGCCGCGCCCGCCAGCTTGCCCAGTTCGGCGACCCTCTTGTGGTCAGGCTTGGCGACCGCCCGATACTCTGGCATAAGGATCATCCCAGTCCGCGCATTGTACGCCAGAATCTCAGGCATGTAAAGCTGCATGTTCACGTAGCGCCGCTTCGACGCCATGATCCTGCGATAGGCCCGCATCTCACCTTGGGAATGCCTGCGCCCCTTCGCACCGATGGGCACCTTGACGACGAGTTTTGTGCCAACAATTCTGTAGACATTCCTGAACAGGCCGCCGCCGACGTACTTCAGCGTGTACCCGTGTTGCAGGAGGTCAACCTCGTTGCTCAGGTTGTAGCGCCGTACGGTATCTCGTACCGACGCTACATCCAATTCCAGCTTCATCTTGACCATTAGACTGTTATCTCTCCGCCGTCCTCCGCCGATACTGCGCTTTGAGGCGCTACGGGGGTCACAGCAGCCTCGGGCGCTTTGCCGGGGGCGATGGGTGGTTGAGCCAGCGCCGGGGCCGTGGCAGCCTTCAGAGCGGCAATCTTAGACCCTTGGTCTTCGACCTTGTGGGAGTCCTTGATCTTACTCTTGATGGTTTCGTTCCGTTCAAGCACCGTGCTCCGGGCACCGTCATACTCCAGCGTCGTCGTGCCGCCCTGCGAATACCGGGTCAGCCCAGCCGTGACAACCATCCCAGTCTCGAAAGCGCCGTCGCTCTCGATGTGCTGCAACTGGTCAAACTGTTCCTGCGTAAGTTCCGCCTTGCGGTTCCGGTGGAGGGTGACCATGCAGTCGCAATCCTTGGCGATCTGCGAGGAGCCGTCCACGTTGTCAGTGGTGACCATCTTGCCAACCATGATGCGGTGAGGTTGAAGGATGCGGATCATCTGGATGTTGTAATCCTTGGCGATCTGCGATGTCACCTTACTGATCTGCGACAGGTGCTCAGTTCGATTCGTACCCTTGGCCGATGACGTGGTGTCAGCAAGCCGTTGGATGTTGTCGATCATGATCCACTTGACGCCGTACCGCCTGATGCAGTCCTTCATCAGGTCGTAAATCTCTTCCTTGGTGCTGTACTTCGGATAGCAGAAGTAGAGCGTCCCCTTTCGTTCCCCGGCCATTGCCTGCACCTTGGGGATGGCGTCCATGAACTGATCCTTCAGGAACGTCGCTTCCTCTGACGACTTGGGGATGTTGTCTTCGATCCCGGTGACGTGGCAAATCCACTTCCGGGCCATACGTGCCCGCGTCATTTCGAGGCAGATGATGACACCATCCTCGCCGTACGCGGAGACCATGTGCTCCATGATGTTCAGGCCGAAGGTCGTGTTGTGGGTAACGATGAAGTCGTCTGTAATGTACAGCTTTGACGGATGGCTCACCGAGATGCATACTGCCTCATGCTCACCTACATATTCAATTTTCTCGAAAGTCAATCTAGGATCGTTTGTGCCATCTTTCTGGTTTACCAACTTACGCTTCCGTTCCAATGAAAACACATCCCTTCGCACCGCAGCCGGAAAACGCGCCACAATTATATAAGCGTCTTGACCTGTGCGAAGTTCTCCTTTGTATCGAAAGGATTTATTCTGTGGTTTACCTACTTTAGCAAGTCCTCCAAGAGACCGCACAAGGTATACAAAGTCTTCGGCAAGTTGCTTGCTTATGGTGCAGTAAGACGGCGTTCCATTCTTATTGCCAGCGGTGCCATCCGTGTCCATAAGACCGCGGAGAAGCTCCCAACGTGATTCCTTATCTGCCTCTAGGTAAACCTTTGGAATGAACTTTGAGTTAGCCTTGTGGCCCCATAGACCTAACTTTCGTAGCGCCTCGGTAGTGGAATTGCCTAGCTCCCCACCACTCACCATAAATTTCTTCAATGTTTGTGATGAGGCTTTGACATGACCGTTCTTCCAAGTATCCCTGTGGATACCCGTAGCGTTGAGTACGTCTCCCCTCTCTGCTACTTTTTTTTCCAACTTCCGCGCCATATACTCATCCACCGTGGTGAAAGAAGGACTCCCACCTACAAATGAACCGTCACCAATAAGAGCGCCTAGCGCCCAAGGATCAATTGGTAGGGTTGCAGAGCATCCGTAATCCCCCGATGCCAGAGGAATATGTACCTTGCTATGGTGCCTACCATTGCAGTGATCTTGTTGGATACCGTCTGTAGTCATAACACGAGGGCCGTTTTCCCACGGATTCACCCCGTCAACCTGCCATAGGTGGGGTTTGCCCGCCAATACAGAACGACCATCGGCAAAGGAGCACCGCATAATAGGTTGTACTCCCTGTGGATAAACACCTGTGACATAAGATTCTTTTCCATCTATGGAAGCCACTTGGTCTCCCACCACAAGGTCTCTAATCATTTTCTTGGAACCGTCTCTCATTATTATGTAAGTTGTTGATTCTAAAAACTTGCCTACCTTCTCTGGCGCTAGGATGTCGATGACATCGCCCTCGTCAATTCCCAACACCTTGTTGAGTGTCGGCCAAGCCGTCTGGTACTTCGGTTCGACACCGTTGCCCAGAAGGTCTTCGTAGAACTCTTGGACGGAATCGTGTGATGATGCTACACCGTCAACGTCGAAGAGTCGTGCATCCTCTTTGAGCTTCTGAAGCGCCTCAGCCGTGCCCCCACCAGACACAAACCACTCGTTGAGGTCTTTGCCTTTGCGGTGCTTTCCTTCGTCCGTGACCACATCGAAGTCCGGCAGCACGATCTTCCAGCACTTCTCAATGCCGATTCGCGCTGCCAAAGTCTGCGCTGCCTTCTGACCAACCTTGTCCTTGTCGTAACAGATGTATACCTTCTCCACGCCTATTCTGTCAAGCGTGTCGATCCAGTCGGCCTTCTTGAAGTTCGCGCCGGGGACGCCGCAAATGTCAGTGACACCGTGATCCAGCGCCGCGATGCAGTTCGCCTCGCCCTCGACAAAGAAGACCTCCTTCAAACCTTCGCGCAGTATCTCGCCGTTGTAGAGAGGAACGTCCCAGCCCTTCAGACTGGAGAATGCCTTCGGCACTTTACCCGGTTGACCAACAATCGGTAGGGTGCGGAAGTGCATGAAGACGGCATTCTGGTTTACCAAGTAAGGATACACCAACGCCCGAACTTCACCGCATTCACGAAAGTATCTCTTGGTGAGACCTAACTTCTGCTTTTCAACGATCTCACGAGAGAACCCTCTACCATTTATAAGGTAGTCCATCGCAGGATCATCGGCCAGCAGAGCTTCGTGCATGGCTTCAAAGTCAGGCATCTCCTCCATCTTAGAGGATTCGCCCTTGCTTCCGCCGTAGCTAGACGTGCTCTCCATCGCCGGGTTCACCAGCTTCAGCTTGTCTTTCAGGCTGAATAGGTTCCCACCCTTGCCGCAGTGGTGGCACATGTGCAGGCCGTCGCGGTTCTGATCTGCATCTCCCGCGCCGTGAATCTCCATGCGGAAGTGGTAATTTGAATGTTTACAGTAAGGACAAGCCTCAATCTCTATGTTAGGAGACGATGCTTCCCGGTAAGTCCAGCCTTGGGACATCACAAGCTGGAACGCCGGACTTCCTTGATATTCTGCTGGTATGCTCATCGTCTCCTGTGTTTTCTTTTTTTCATCCAAGAGACTATCTGCACAATCTCTTGAAGTGAGGCATCACCCTTTATCCTGTTAGCTCTCTTAGAGATAACGGTAATGTTTTCGGGAATGTAGCCTAGTTCAGGTATGAATTTGTCCACGGTAGGAGAGTTGTCTGTAGCGTGTTTGCCGTAAGAGAACTTCAACGGTATGCCCAGAACTGGACAAAATTCAGGAACCATTATGTCTTCAGATGTGATGGAGAAGGGCAAGCCCTCCAGCTTGGCCCTTCTCCTAGCCAGTATACACAAGTAGTTGCCGGGACTTTTGGCTTTACGTTCGTTGCGCTCCACAACAGTTCGCTTACCGTAGTCTCGTGCCTTCTTACGCTGACTCTCAAGATTATTCCAATAGTACAGCTTTGCTAGTTCAGCCTTGCAAGGTCTGCACCATGAGTCTAGGCCGTCTTTCTTTCTGGGATGAAAATTGAACAAAGATGTGTCTTGCTCTTTTTGGCATTTAGTACACACCTTGGTAATCCCAGTGATGGGTCTTTTAGACTTTACCATCAACCTCCAAGAATTTGTTGGAAACTAACTTCAACTGCACCCTTCCCAGACCCTTCGCGTGACGGCCAACGATGGGCTTGGCGACCACACCTTCGCGGATGTGACGAGCGCCTGGCACCAGCGAGTTGCCTGTTGCCTTGTCCTCCAGAATCTCCTTAGAGAACGGCCCGAAGTAGAGGAACGGGACGCGCCGCGTGTCGGAAGGACGGAAGTCGTACTCAGTAAAGTCATTGAAGTCCACCCACTTGTTCTCGGGGGTGAAGATGTCGAATACGAAAAACTTGACATCGCCGGGCTTGCAGCCGTAATTGAACTTCGCCTGTGTCGGAGTGACTTCGCCGTAAAGTGCGTGGCCGGGGAACTTCTTCAGCCACTCCTCGATCCACGGGTTCTGCTCCAATGCTTTGTGCCACACCGTTCCGGTGCCGGGAGCCTTCCACTGGTTTCGGGAGCCGACGTATATCACACCGTCGAGACAGATGAACCGGGCGTTCGACCCATGAATCTTCTCGGTCATGACGACGGTCTCGCCTTCTTGCAGGGCGTCCTTGTAGTTCTTGTAGCCCTCCACGTCGTACACCGGGAGATGGAAGCTCACGTCCTGCGTGAGGTCATCGCGGCGGTTCGGATGGAAGGTGATCCGACGCCAGATGAAGTTGAACCATCCACGAAGAGTTCGCGGGTAGCGACGCTTCTTCACCTTCGGCGCGTTGGCGGTCTCGCCCTTGGTGCTCTGTTTGTCCGCGTCTGGGTCGTAGTGCGTGATGCCGAGAAGCTCGGACACGTCGTATCCGGGTACGAGTACGACACTTTTATTGAACGATGGAAAGGTAACTCTTCGCACCGGAGGATTCACACTATTGTCCCACCCTCCACCGTAAGGATAAAAGTAGTTATCATCTTGGGTTCCGAAGTCGGAGAGAGGAAGCAGTAGACCTTCCGACCACTGACCACGGAACTTGCGAACGGTTATCCTACGCCGTTTCTCAGGAACCGTACCGTCAAGTCCAATGTGGTCATTCCAGATGAAGCGGAACGCCTCGGTCTGAGGAACCACACTGTCAGGTTGAATGTAGACTGCCAAGTCCCCAACTTTGAACTGATCTTTGCGGACAACGACTTGGTAGTTCTCCACGTCGATCAGTTCGAGGTTGGTGGTGTCCGGGTCGGGGTGAGGGCGGAACATGCTTGCGGCAAGCAGCACGACAGGTGCCCGGTGGTTGGCTTTCTTCTCTTCAGTCATGATTGAATCCTCTTTACAAATTCCAAAAATGATTGCAATACATCCGGTTCAAGGAAAACTTTATTGGTAATCTGTTCCCCGTTTGAAGTGTAGAGCATGACGGCCCCGTCATAGAAAGACTCCGCGTATGCTCCGTCTCCCAAGTATGTTTTTTCAATACTCATTGAATCCTCGGTTTGCTGTGTTGATGAAACAGTTGGAACCCGATCTTTGTTACAGTATACACCCGGTAGGGACGTTTTGTCAAGCCCTCCTCGGTCTGCACCTTCAGGACACGATCAAGACTCGACACATAGTCCGTCGTCGAATCCTTCATGAAGCCAAGCGTCACGAGGTCTCCGATCATAGCAAGGTTCTCTTCGATGACAGCCTTATTCTCGCCACCATCTTCGGGAGACAATCCGGCGACTAGCAAGAAGCGGGCCTCACCCTCGGTGAGTTGCTTCATCTTATCGCACTGAGTTTGGCACATCTGGTAGAACGCCACTTTTGGTCTCCTTGTAGACTCGCACTGCCCTGTGAAGCTCGAACTCGGCCCGCACTGCGTTCTGTGCGATACCGATCAAGTCGATGGCGTTTACGTCAGCCCTCGACACATTGCGCTTGAGCAAGTAGTTCTGCACCCGCGTCAGTTGATAAATCGCGTAGCTCAGTTGATGTTCTGGCCCCATTATAATCTCCTTGCCCAATCTCCTAGCAGCATTAGGTGTCACGCCTTCCCAGCAAGATATGAACCGATTATACGGCTGGCAGCGCCTTTAGTCAAGTCTGGAGGAATTGCCTTCCCCTTGTAAAACTTCTTCAGGGTTTTCAACTGACCCTCCGTTGCCGGGTCTCCGTGCCACTTCTCTTCCCTATTCAAAATCTTCAGGGCTTCAGGGCAAGTCTTCTGTACCAGACCGTCAGCCGCAGAGAAGATTTCATCGAGCGATTCACGATCCCCTCTGTACTTCTTTCCCTTGATGGTACCGAATACTTCCCATTTGTCAAGAAGGTTTTGTTCGATCTTCAGAACGTCCTTGTCGGGCAGCATCAGGGTATAGCCACCTGTTGCCGAAGGATACCAACTCAATTTGGAGTTCTCGGTTACCGTCTCGTCGAAGTGTATCTCGAACAAGTTTACAGACTGAATGTACGACTGCAACTGCGATATATCTGGCAGCGTGTTGAAGTCGATGTGTGGGAAATCCTTCTGTGCCTGCTCAAGTTGTTTCACAGACTCAAAGAGACTCTGCCCCTTCAGGTCTAGGCTGGCAGACATACCGAAGAGGGTGGGGACAGTCAAGAGGGTGTTCTTCTTATAGGCATCCACCACATCTATGACCAGAAGGAACTTCTTGCCTTCAAAAAGGCGTGTCCCGCGTCCAACTGCCTGCGCAAAGAACACTCCGCTGCGTGTGGGTCGGGCCAGTACGATGCAGGCAACTGCCGGGCAATCCCATCCCTCAGTGAGAACTCCACAATTCGTTAGGACTTCAGTCTTACCGGACTCAAGTCGAGCTATCTTGGCAGAGCGATCAGGGTCGTCTCCCCAAACAGCTTCAGCCTTGACACCGTACTCGCAGAGCATGTCAGCAAGGTCTTGGGCATGTTTGATGTCAACCGTAAACATGACGGTTTTTAGACCCTTGGCATTATCTAGCCATGCCTTAGCAATGAGTTGGTTGCGCCCCGGAGTGTTCACGGTGTTAGCAAGCTCTGTCTCATCGAATTTACCACCTGTTGTCTTTACATAGTCTAGACAGGTGTTAGTGGTCACCCTGATGCCTTTTACGTCGGTAAGGTAGCCTTCTTCGATTGCTTGACGCATCCCATAACTAAACACGATCTTGTCGTAGATGGCGTGTAAGCCTTCGCCGTTGCCTCGGGTCGGTGTGGCAGTGAAGCCTACGTGTAGCTTGTGCGTATCGGGACGAAGCACATCCGCGAGTTCATAGAGGTTCAGGTACGACGCAGCGGTCGAGTGGTGGCACTCATCGGTGATGACCTTGGTGATTTTGTCCCAATCGAAACGAGCGGCGCGTTTGGTACCCTTGCGCCCAAGCGTAGCCGTAGAAGCGACAATGATGTCGGCGTTCTCATCGCCCACGGCGGTGCCCATCTCCTTCGTCACAGTGACGTTAGGATTGTAGAGCTTCAGCTTCTTGACGTTCTGATCGAGAATCTCTTCACGGTGAATCAGAACAAGGGTCTGACCGGGCAGCACGTCCTTCATGACTTCAGGGATGTGGGCAAAAGTAACAGTTTTCCCAGTACCGGTCGCCGCCACCGCCAACTGGCGGTGAACCCCTTTGGCGTAATTGTCCTTGATGGCTTCGAGGTTCTTAGTTTGGTATGGTCTTAGCATTATGAGGGTTTCCATCCCTTCAGCGCGATGAACTGCACATCCAAGTTGTCCGGCAGTAGTTCACGGACAACGATCTTTAGCCTGCCCCCATGTACACCCTCGATGTGGCAGCAGTGGCACAAGGTAAGAAGGTTGTTCAAAGCGTCCGGCCCTTGGTGTGATTTATATATCACATGGTGGGGATGGAGACCGTTTCTGTTATTGCAAAAACGGCAGCGAAAACCATCCCTTCTATAACAAGCCAACGCTATCTTAGGGTCAAGCAAACTCACAACCAAACGTGCTCCGTTGGCGTCAAGACGCCCATCGTGAGCTTGATGTCGTCGGCGATCCTCTGCGCATCCTGCTCTCGGGAGAACCGGATTGCGTCCTCCACGTCAGTTGTCAGTATGGGCTTGCCACCGTTGACGATGTGGTTCAAGTACAATGGAGCGCCATCTTCTAACTTAGCCTCCAGCAGCCATGCGATGTCTGGTACCACCATGTCAGCAGGGTAGGCAGCGCACGGGCCTTTGTGACCCTTCTTGCCGCCGCATATCCATCCCTTCGGGGGCTTTTGGCATGTGTTTGCAGTCTTACTCATCAGCTTCCTCTTCCGTGTCAACCAGCGATCCATTGTTAGCCGGATTGTTCAGGTACTCAACTGCAAGCATCTGCGCCGCGAACTCGTTGGATACATCCTTGCTCATACCATCGGAATCCTTACCTGCCGATCCCGCATTGTGCTTCGCAAGCTCTATGGCCTTGTCCCACTCGTTCTCAGCAACTTCTCTCTGGAACAGCAGGTTGCGCCACGTTTTGTCATTCTCCCCAACAATTCCTTTGAGAGTTCTAGTATGGGTTTTGAGCAAGTCCATACTTATAGCGTCTCCCTTTTCTACGAATCCTTTGATAAAATCTGCCAACGAGGTTTTGTTCAAGGTTTCAGGATTTGTCCATTCCCCTTTAGGATCAAGAGAAGTAATCACACGAAGCCGGGTAAGACCCAGCGGCTCGTAAGTCGAACGCGGGATACCGACCGCGTTCATGACTTCTACCATCTTGACTAGATACTGGCTCTTGGACTCCTTCAACTTCAAAGTCTTTGCAAATTCACTGAAGGTACTAAAACCCCAACTAACATAGAAGCTCTTTGACTTAGCAGTGAAAAGAAGCTCAGCGATGTCGAACTGTGATTTACTTGTGCCCTCGATCAGCGTCTCTAACTCTTTCCTTACTGAAGCAGATTCCCCTGCCACAGCCTCACCGTAAATTGCAGGCTGGCTTACAATGCTGAACTCGTTCATGCTCCTCCGATATGCTTCATAATTCTTGCTACATGAGTTAGGAACTCTTCATATCCCTGCGCCAGCTTCATCCGGTTGCACACGGCGCAGCACACTAAGCAGTTTTCTTTGGTATACCCAAGGCTACTATCTTTGCGGTCAAGATTATGTCCAGCACCAAACTCTTTATTGAACTCTGACCATTTCACTTCAAAGCCGCAATAGTGACAATTGGTTATCTTAGTGAACTCCAGAAACTCTTCGTACGACAGAGTAACTTTATGTTTACTTTGTTTTCCTATGCGGTTGAATGCAGATTCGTAGGGCCTCTTGCGCTTTATTCTGGAAAGGGTCTCGCTCCTTCTGCAACCACAAGACACTGTGTTACCGGAAGATAATGCGCCTGCACATACTAGTAACTCAGTTCCGCAGTCACACCTACACTTCCATTCCCGCTTACGAAGGCGGCTCGTCCCATTGTCACAAATTGCTATAAGTTTGCCGAATCTTTGTCCGGCTAACTCTAATTTCTTCACTTATTCCTTTCTATCTCCGCTCTTTCAATTGCGCTGGCAATGGTGAACCAGTTGGTGCTGGAGTCAAATCTGATTGCGCGGTCATCAACATAGAAATCTGCTAGAGGTTTTCCACGACTACCGTCGTCGATCTCGTCGTACGGAATCTCGTTGGCGTCCAACCAAGCGATCATCTCTTTTACCCGTTCTCGCTCAAGGGCGGGTTGCGACGGGTTACCCCCAAAGATGTTGTAATCCCAGTGCGAAGTTCTGCAACTCCATATAAGAATGTAAAAGCCCAGTGACCGTAGCCGCTCTACTGCGTCTTTCACTCCGGGCTTGATTTCTCCTATGCCGGGAAAAGCATGGTCACACAGGGTGCCATCGAAATCTAAGGCAATACGGCGCACAGGCTTCGCCGGATTATTCTTACTGAGAGCGGTTTCCTCCCGTGCGTTCAGGAAGCGAACAAGCTCGTGGTCAGGAACCTTGATAGGCCGGAACCCTCCATTGATGTCCTCAACGCCGAAGATGAGAGGCGCGTCCGGGTGATTGATTCCCCGTTGCGTACTAATAGCGGTGATCTTTGCTATGTTCAAACTTCCTCCTTGTCCTCGTCGTCTTGGGCTATGAGGGGTTGATCTGACAACTCTTTCAGGTTATCCCGTGTGACCTTCCATGTGATCTTGCGGATGGTCTCGGGTGCCTTCTTGTCCAACAGCGCGAACGCTATGGGAGAGTAAACTTTGTGTGCATCGTCCTGTAGCAGGTACGCAGCGTGTTCCTTCCGGGTCTCGAATCTCATCCGTGCCGTCTGGGTGATTCCGGCAGCGATGCGGAGCGTCTCAGAGAACTGCGCTCTAAACGACGCTGCGTGGCCCCTGACGAACGCGGCAAGCTCGGGGTGGGCGGATGATGCCCACGTTTCGATCAGTGCGTCCTGACCCTCCATAAGCGCTTCGAGGATGGCCTTTGGTGTCGCCGCGTGAGCGATCTTCTGCATGGCGAGAAAGGTCTCGTGCTTCACCTTCACTTTGAGGGGCGTCGTGCCGGGCCGAGGCCAAGACAGGACGTATCCCTCTTTGTTCGGCCTGTCCTCCGCCAGCGCGTCGCCTACGGACTTGTCGAACTTCTCGACCACCGGGATACCGTTCCCCGCCGCCCATATGCACAAGGAGTCGTAGGACAACTCCTCGCCCGTTTCGATGTTGACCATTCCCAACAGCGCCAGATGGTCATCCAGTCGGTAGTGGACGACATGCGTCTGTACCTCTTGGCAAATCATCTCGAACACCGGAGTCCAGCCTTCAGGCCAAACAGCCAGTGAGTGATGCTTCTGGTAATAGCCGGTGGCCCAGAGAGCGTGTTCCGACTTGAACGATCCTTTGGATGCGATCCCGGTGTACGTGTAGTAGTCCTGTATGGCGGCAGGGTCGAAGGGCGACGGGGACTTGATCTTGTACTGAAACAGAATACCAAGACTCCCGTCTAACTTCTCCAACACATCCGGCTTGGTGGTCGGCAGGTTCTCCAGCCACGTCTCCGGTCGATAGCTCGTCGCCACGTTGAAGAACTTACTAAATGGCCGGGCCACGACGTTACCGTCAATGTCTATAATCAAACCTCTACACTTCTCGGTAACCTCGTCCCACGCGTTTGAGTATACGCAAGAACGGCTATAAGTGAGGATCACCAAAGGTAGGCTAGGATGTGCAGTAGGAGTGACTAGACCTGAGTCTATGTGCTTCATCAAAAGGTCCGTATCTAGGTAATCCGTGATCTTCATAACTATCTCCTGAAAGTCTTCTTGTTTTGCAACATAGTCTTACCGAGTAAACGCCACTGCTCGTATGTAAATATCTTCAGGCCCAGCTTGATGCCGCCACTGGTGACTTCGACCGCAACCTTCCAGCGCGGTGCCTTCTTGAGCTTTGTTGCCATAGTGATCCTCCTCTGGATCGTGGTTGATGATGCGTGAAAGAAACGGGTGGCAAGGTTCGTGTTCGAGCAAGCTCGTCCGGCCTACACCACTTTGTCCCGGTTGACTGTACCGTTTCCTGTATCCGGTTTATTAGACCGGAATCTCTTCGTCAGTGCCGTCACTGATGTACTCAGCTTCGACGATCTGTGTTGACTCTACCACGGGTGCGCCGGGCTTGTCAACTGTCGCCTTCACTGTCGCCACAACCACGTTGCCTGCGATAGCGTCCTCGATACCAGTCTGCGCGTCAGTGATCTCGTTGGTCGGTAGAGGGGGAGCAGCCGCAAAGCTATCGTAAGCTGCGTTGAACTTTTCGACCTGTTCCGGTGAGCACACTTCAAACGCGCCCATATCCAAAATGTAGGTGGTCGTTTTCGTGTTATCGGCATCCTTTTTACCACGAAGTTCAAAGGAAACGTAGTAAACTTCAGGTGCCACACCTTCCGATGCGATGTCGAACAGCATCTCTGTTAGTGTACCAAGACCTCTTTCAAATGACCGACGAGACTTACCGCGTACGTAAAGATACAGCGGTTTGTTGTGGTCATCAAGGTTCAGAAGCAGTAGCTTGTAGAAGCTCTCACAGGCCGGGTAGTCAGCCTCTGTGATGACTTGGTTCTTGTCCTTTTTCGCACGATACTTTTCCCATGATGCTTTATCGCATGAGCTACATTTCAGCGCCTGTGGCATCTTGGAGCGACTGTCGGGGCCGGACAGTTCCTTGCGACCGTCGTCTGTTCGCTCTACCTTTGAACAGTAGCAAACGAGGTTCTCAGCAGCGAAGTTATTTCCCTTTTCACCAAGTCGGTACTGGCGCTGCTCTCGCGGTTCTACTAAGAGAACTACGCGCAGTTTATCATACTGCTTTTCAGTTTCAACCACACGCAGTTTACCTTTGATTGCGGTGTCTGATTTGGTCGTGGGCTGGTTCAAACTCAATGTCTTGGGAGTTAGCCGGAAGATACTCTTGCTGAAGTCTACTCCGGGGCGTGAGTTGTTAGTCACAGTAAGTGCAGTTGTTGTCTCGCTCAATGTTTCTCCTTGTTCAAGTATTTTATAGCTCTTTGAAGGTTGCTTGTGTCGTCCTTGAGCATTCCTATAGCAGTGTTGCAATTGCTACATAAAAGCCCGCGTACGCACTTACCACAGCTTCTTTCTCCGGGGCAACATTCGTGGTCGTGATCTTTTGTTGAAATCATCCAACTTCTTTGGTGTCTTGCATTTGAAGCAAGTCTTCAGTGCTACTTTTTCCATCTTCTCCTATCGTACCACAAGTGGGTACCGTTGTCAATACGTCGGTGACCTTGGCTCCTTGAACCGCCGCGAACTTGGCGAGACAGGTTTCGCACGGCCCCTCCGGGCTGCACTTAGGGAACTTCAAACCCTTGTACTTCTTTGCCTTGTTGCATTGAACACGTTTTGCCGCCAGAAGTTGTGCTTTCTTTTCTGCTTTTTTAGCAGCCTTTTCTACAGCAATTTCTTCTTCTTTCAGTTTCTTGGCTTCCTCGCGTACACGCTTGTTCTCGGTGCGCTGTACATCTTTGCGGGCGTCGATGTCGGCCTTGATTGTCCTGATGGATCGTGTCAAGTCCAGCGCATCTAGGAAGGCTTTGAAGTCGCCGGGGAATGCTTCAGCCTCAAGATGCCATGCTTCAAACTTAGCTGTTACCTTGTCGAGGCGAATAATCCAGCGATCAGCTACCGCTTCCCCGCTTTCTTCTTCATGAGCTTGCTGGTAAGCAGCGGTCTGAAGTCGGTACTCAGGATAAAGACCGTTGGAAGTCTTCCAGTCTGATATACTAAGGCGATCCTTGAAAGGGTGAGGGCAGCATTGCAGATCGTCGCACGAGTCCACGATGCAGAGGCCATCCAGCGTACCTGCGTAGCCATGTTTGCGAGAGTAGATTTTACGCTCTGTGCTTATCCAGCGGACATTGTGGCGCTGCATCCAGTCGAGGGCCGCGATAGCCCCGTTGCTGGCTCTTTCGTCCCTCGGCATGTTGGCTAACAACTCCAGCTTGCGTGAGTCGTCGCCTTTCAGAACAGATTTGATGTATTGCTCAACCCAATTATGGGCTATGTGCCCAACTTCTCCAGCGTCCTCCAGTTTTTCCTTGTGTGCAGATTTGGCTTTTTGGACCTCGATCTCGAAGTCAGAAAGAAGCTGCTGGAGCACTACAACTTCTCCAGTTGGAAGCACTGATTTAGGTATATCGGCTATCAGCTTTTGTGCCATCATCTTGACAGCCCAAGGTATCAGAACCTCGGACTTGTCAACGACATGACACACAGAAGTTACGCCATCCTGCACCACCAAACCTTTCGGGGTGACCAGCAGGTAGACGTGATCTTTCACGTTGTAGCGAAGTTCGACTTCGCCATTGAAGAACGTGTACTTCTCCGTCAGGCTTCCGAAGCGACGGATGAAACCTTCAGACAGGGGCATGTTGCCTTTCTCTATACAGCCTTCTTGGTGCGAGGCTTGGCGGTCTCGTATGGATCGACGGTCATAGTAACGTACAGGGCGACAGCGTTGGTCATGTTGATGTAGGCGTTGTAGGCGGTCATCGCCTTCTCGCAGCCAGAGCACCCACCGACGATAGCGCCGCGACCTTGGGCAGGGTTGTATCTGACGTGCTTGGGGCACTTCAGGTTTGGTTTGCCGCGCAGAACCTTCTTGAGGTTTGCCTTCAGAGTTTCGGATAGACGTATCTTCAGCATATGGTGCCGCCTCCTAAGCGTCTTGTGTCTGGTGCTTGCGGTTGAAGTGGGTGATGCGACCGAGAGAGATGACCGGGCGTTCGGCTCGATTAGCGGCCACGGTGCGGGCTTGTGGGCCGAGACGGGCAAAGCGAGAAATCTTGTCTCCCGCTGCATCTCTGCCGGGGGCGAAGGTGCGCTTGCGCTGCGTGGTTCCGTTGAACTTGTCTTCGGTCTGCTTGTAGCCGCGCTGCCAGAACTCCTTGTAGGGAGTCAGGGAGTACGGGTTGTTGCCGGGCAGGATGCCCATGCGGAATGCCTTCTCACCAGCACTGATGAAGACGGCGCGGGGTTGCTTTTTCTCGAACTCAGTCATGCTTCTCCTATCGCTAAACACATTGTATCATACTGCTTGGGCCTTGTCAAGCCCAGTGAAATTCACACCCGCCGCAGTTGCCCCCTGCTGTGCGTCGATCCTCTGCCTTGCTTACGGCTACTAACCGCTCAAACCGTTTTCCGGTCAAGTCTTTGAATGCTGGCATCACTTCCTTTCATGTGGGATATACTACGCGAAAGCCATAGCCTTCGCTACTTCTTTTGCTGCTGCTTCGTCGGTAACCCGAAGGTATGAACCTGTGCTGCTGATATTGCGATGTCCCAACCACTGCCGCACATTCTCAATGCCTGCTGTATGGATGGTGGCTAAAGCTACACCGTGCTTCAAGGCGTGCGGATGCAGCTTGTGCTTCGGTATGCCTGCCCTCCCCCCTGCCCGCTGGATCAGTTTGTAAACCCCGAAGCGGGTCATCTCGAAAAGACGATCATTCGGGCCTAGCTTATGCGAAAGCTCTGTGAGTCTGGGAACCTCATCGAGGTCAGGGTCAGAGCTTGTCATATAGGGCTGAACCGTTCTCATGCTACCCTTCAATCGCTGTACCGTCACGAACCCATCGCGGATAGAGCGCCCCGTCATACTGATTGTTTCGCTGACCCGCAGCCCGTGGTTGAAAGTGACGACGATCATGAGCTTCTGGCGATCCTGCGTAATCTCTGCCAGTAACTTCTTTATTTCAAGCCTATCAAGGGACTGCATTACTTTTTCTCCTATCTATATCTTTAGTTCATATGCCCCGGCAGCCATCGCTGACTGCCGGGTGGGGTGTGACGGGTTGAGGACTACTGCCGGGCCAGTTCGAGCACCTGACCAATGAAGCTGTGGGCCTTGTCAAGCTGCGACAGGGCGTCTTCACGCGAGAGGCCGGACTGTGTCGCCGCGTCTTCCAGTTCGGCCAGCGCAGCCTTGGCGCGGACGTTGAGGGAGTTGACGGGGGCCGCCTGCTCTGCCGCTTCCTGAGAGTTCGGGAAGAGACGGGCGAAGCGATCCTCGCTGATGGGGGTGGGCGTCGGAGACAGCGGGGTGCCGACGTGTTGCTGCGGGTCTTCGGGGATGTCGGACGGCGAGACCTGATTCGCGCCCTGCGTCTGCTCGTACAACTCCTCGGCCTGCTCGAACGCCTCGAAGTCGCGGACAACGACGTAGATGTCGCTGGCCTCAATCAGGCGAATGAGCGATGCAACCTGCTCTTCGTCCGGCGCTTCCACACCGTCGAAGTGGCCGCAACCCGTCTCCGACTGTTCGTACAGCCCGAGAGAATGAGCGATGGTCTTCGGTGCGAGGGAGTCCAGCGTCAGGAGCCGTGCGCCTGCGGGGATGTCGATCTCGGCCAGCGTGTTGAGGCGCTTGGCGACGACTGCGGAGAGAGTGCGCACTGTATCGGGTACGGTGCGGTTGAAGATGAGCGCCATCATGAGTGTGGCGATTGCCCCTGTGGGCAGTTTGTCGAGCTTCTGAAGATTGCCTTGTACGTCGTTTACGTCGAGCACTGTGTTTCTCCTTGTGAGTACCTAATACGGGTTTTTGACTACTTCTGAATTGTAGCAGGGGAGGGTCTCTGTGTCAACTTCCCTTGCATGTTGAAGGCATCCGGGTTAGCGTGTCCGACATGCCACTGAAAACAGAACTCGCACTTATAAGGCAGTAGCGGGCGCGAGGGGTTCGTGTCCTTGCCCTTCGCCAGAAGGCGATCCACCGCCTTCCACGCGTCCTGCTCGGTCGCGTACTGTCGCTTCTTTGTGCAGCCCTTGAAGATTTTGTGGGCCAGTGGTCTTGTTGGTGTTGGCACGGTGTCGCAGTGCACCCGCTTTGTTACTGGCCGCATCGGTCTCCTCCTTCTCGGCCTTGCTGTTCATCTCCATGATCGTTGCGCGGCGCAGCCCGATCACTGAGTCGCAAATGTCCCATGCTGCTGCTGGCTTCATGCCGTAGAAGATGGACTCCCACGCTTCCGTTGCCGTCTCAGGGAACATAATGCCGTTCGCACCGTGCAGGCTGTTGGCTAGGATCACGATGTGGCGTGTTCCCTTCAACTCGTTGGTGTAAACGTACACGCCGTAGCGCCGGGCGCTTCCATTCCACCTTTCCCCTGTGTGTGAGGTAGGAGTCCGATCAGCGCCGAACAATCCGGCAACGAGGAACTCAAGCTCCGACAGGCGAATCATAACCTGCTCGATGGTGCGCGAGTAACCTAACTTGGCTACCGGGAAAAGTGTTGGGGCAACGCAGACAACATCGTTGATGCTGCTCTCACCTACGATGATGTCCGCTGGGTCATTGGAGCGCCAGAAAAACCCTGCCTTGAGGAGTCTGGGTTTCACTTCGCCCCCTTTGTTGAGGGTGGGACAACCGGGGCCGGGGAGACTGCTGGTTTGACTTTGGCAGCCTTGATTGCAACCTTAGCTGCCGCTGCCAGCAGTACGATGTACGCTCCATACTCCTTGATCTGTGCTGGGGTATAGCCTTCCATCCTGCCGATGGCCCGGTATTTCTTCTGCCACTCGGTGATGTCGTGGATGTGGCACCCAATAGCGATCTGCTTGTGACTGCAAAGCGTTACCGCGTGACGGGTTCCCTGAATGTACAGTGGGGAAAACACCCAAGCGTCGCCGGACACCCAAGCGTTGCCGGACACCTGAGCGTCGCCGAACACCTGAGCGTCGCCGGACACCCGAGCGTCGCCGTACACCTGAGCGTTGCCGTACACCCGAGCGTCGCCGGACACCCAAGCGTTGCCGTACACCCAAGCGTTGCCGTACACCTTGCCGGACACCTGAGCGTCGCCGAACACCCAAGCGTTGCCGTACACCCAAG